GTCCGAAAGCTCAGGGATTGTCGAATTTGCCATCAGCTAGGCCCCGTGATGTAGTTTCCGTTGGTGTCGAGTACCGCAGACCCCAACGGGTCCATCAGATCGCTGCTTTCCGCAGCATCCATTGCGCTCTGCAAGAGATACAGCCCGCCGTCTTGCCGCAGCAGAGACCCGCCACCTTGCAGGACAAACCGCGCTAGACCCGTGTCGCCCTGGAGCACGAACGACCCGCCGTCCTGTTTCAGGAACAGCGATCCGTCTTGCTTGGCGAGATAGTTGCCGCCCGCCTCTTGCAGGACAAAGCCGCCGCCATCCTGCTTCAGGAAGTAGCCGCCGTCGCCCTGCTTGATGAGATACGAAAAGCCCGTCTCGATTGGCACCGTGTCGCTATCAACGACCCAGCCAAGCAGGATTTGATGATGGACCGGCATCAGGTCAGACCGGCACCCGAGATCACCCAGCGCGTGGATGCCACCTTGAGAGCCGTGGCCACGCCACCAGAAGCCAGCGTGCGTGAGCCCGTAGCGGCAGACCCGGCAAGCCACATCGTGTCTGACGTGATCGCAATCGTCAGAGCGCCCGCGTTGATGTCATTGACGAAGGTAATCACCGTACCGGTCTCGAACGCCACAGACGCATTCGATGGGATTGTCCACGTCCTTGGCGTCGTATCCGATGCCGGATGGTACAGATGCCTTTGCGCGTCACTCGCCGTCAGCGTGTAGTCAGCCGACTTGCTGGTCTGCGCCAGGACGTTGTCAATGATCCCGTCAGGGAACGAGATGGGCGACCCATCATCCGAAACGATGATGCCGGACGGAACGACAAGCTCACCCTCATCGCCCAGGCCGATCAGCCGACCATGAAGGGAGGTGAGGATACGCTCGGCCATGTTAGTCGGCCATCGTGCCGTTGACGTAGGCATAGATGCCGCTCGGAGGCCCGCCGGAAATGACAGCCTTGACCCAGCAGCGCGGAAGCTCGAACAAGCCAGCGCCAGCCGCCGTGAAGGTCACGTAGGTGTCGCCGCTCTTATCCACGTCGAGATAGCCAGTCGACTCGGACAGAGACCACTGAAGCTTCACCGTCGCGCCCGAGAAGGTGCCCGTGGGGACGCTGAACACACCGCGCCCGCCATGCCAGCGCACAGCACTTCCCGTCGCCGCAGCATTGCTGAGCAGCGTTTCAACCGTATCAGATGCCATGTCGCTATCCTTACGCCTGGACCATCAGCTTGCGCGTGGTGCCGCCGCTGTCCTTGACCGTGATGTAGCCCGTCGAGTCCGTCGCTGCGCCCGCCGTATACGTGCCGAACCGCATCGTGCCCGTGCCCTTCGGGGTGAAGGCTAGATCGATGTCCGTCCCCGACCCTTCGGCCAGGATCGTCGGATTGCCGCCCGTGTTCGCGCCGGCAATGCGGGCATAGTTCACAGGTGCCGAGGCCGAACCTCCGACCTGCAAGTGTGTGCCAGCATCGTTCTTGAAGACATGCCGGTAGGTGCCGCCAGCGTTGTAGGTCAGATCGGTCTGAGGCAGGATTTGGCCCGTCACGTTTCCATTGATCAGGTTCGTGCCGTAGCTGATGCGCGAGGCACCCACCGCAACCTCGATCCCGTACTTCATCAACTCGCCCGACGCCTTGCCGATATCGCAGCCCGTCACGAGCACGTCAGTCGCCGTCGCATCACAGTAGACGCCTGAGTACGTCCCAGAGCCCGCCTGGCTGTTGGAATACATCCGCTGGCCGCTGACGATGATGTTTTGCCCGGCAGCATGAATGCCGTGCTTGCTCATCCCCGAGATGCGACCATTCGTCATGCGGATCGAGGAACACCCGTCCGCGATGTAGACGCCGCTCTCCGTGCTCGTTCCACCGCCTGAGGCGTACAGGTTCGTAATCCAGGCATCAGCCATATAATCCAGCCGGATCGCCTCTTTCTGAGGAAAGTCGATCTCGAGCTTGGACGCATTCAGGAAGCTAGGCGTTGCGTCGCTGCTAGATCCCGTCGTGCGCTGCGTCTTGATGCCATAACCAGTCCGAACAATCCGAACGTCGTCTAGCTCCATCGTATGGGCGTAACTGTCCCAGAGGATGCCAGCGAAGGTTGCCGCTCCACCCGTATTGCCGATGCCGACGCTGCGAAGGGTCAGAACGTCCGACTTGAAGTCACTCGATCCCGTGAACCGGATGCCGTAATCGCCGGTCATCGAACCGCCGCAGGCCGAGGCTTCCAGCAAGGCCGAGTTCACCTCGTTGAAGTCCAAGCCGTCGAACGCTGCATTCCAGTAGATGCGCCGGGCCGCGAACAAGTACGCGCCGCCAGTCACCTTCAGCAGCGCACCACCCGTCTTGCCCGATCCCGTGAGTTTGATGTCTTCCAGGCTGCACGAGTTCAAGCCGTAGCACACAAGGCCGTCAGACGTCCCATTGGCGAAGACAAGGCTGCAATCCGAAATGCCGCTGCCGATAATGCGCTGGCCCGCTACACGGTACTCTAGCTGACCCTGTGAGACCTTGTGCGTCCCAGGGCCGAGGATAACGTCAACTTCCTTGTCCAACGCCTTCTGGATAGCCGCCGTGTCATCCGTGGTGCCATCGCCTGCGACCTGAGCCACAACGCCAACGCCCTGAATGCCGTTGCGCACGACAAGCATGCCGCTCGCATCAAGCCCGATCTCTCGACCGTGCAGGCTGGTGACGATGGCTGTCATGGCAGGCTACTCCTTGGCGCGCGCGCCCTTCTCAAGTGCAAAGGCTATGCGGCGGGCTAGATCCAAGTCACCGATGGACTCGACAACCATAGGACCGCCTTCAGGGCCGCTGTGCTCGTGCTGCTGCTTCTCTCGCCACAGATCAGGACGACGGTTCTTCAGCCAGAAGATCGCAGCCGTCGTGTCCGGCGCGATGTGCTCACGGTACGGAGCCTCGACTATCGTTCCCTGGTGCTGGAAGATCTTCACCGCGTCGTGGGTGTAGCCGACAGCCTTCTGATACAGGCTACGCTCAACCCTATCGTCAGCCGCTTCCTTGCCGCTCTTTAGGGCCTGCAAAAACTCAGGGAAGTTCGTCTTCCAGTTCGCGATGGTTCTGATCGACACTTCGAAGAAGTCGGCCAGATCCTCATCGGTCGCGCCAAGCTCGCACAGCTTTACAGCCTGCTTTGCAAACTCTGGCATGTAGCTAGACGGCCTTCCCATTCAATGCGCCTTTGATTGACAGCTTGCAGGGTTTCACCGGAATGCATGACGGCTTTCGCCGCGTGGTCGGCCGGAACCCTGCCTTGTAGAACCTTGCATCTAGCCCGTCGCTGTCGCGGTTGCCGGGGACTATCCGACCACTCCCAAAAGGCTTTCGAGCGGGACGCCCGTGCACTGGCTTTGCAGCATCCGGGTTGCCAAGGTTATGCGGCTCAGCCGCCCCGACCTCGCCGTGGTCATGAACCACAGCCGTAAGTGACGATGCCGCCGCTCGAAACTCGTACTAGCTCTGCGCTATCGTGCGCGGCTTTGGCTTTGATGGCTTACGGCCTGCGTAGGCTATCATGGGTGCTGTAGTAGCCATCAGAGCACCTTGAAGCTCTTGTACCACTGCGGGCCTTGAGGGTCGGCATACTCAAGTTTCTGCCAGCCGTAGGCGCTCAAGAACACCTCAGCAGCCTTGCGCGTCTGCCTATGATCGGAAAGCATCTTCTGCGCCAAAAGCCACAACGGGCTGGTGGCCGTGAACGACGCCATGTCATGCTTCGGAGCAGCCCACGCCGTAAACGTTTCCGCAGCCATCTAAGCCCCGTCGTCCTCTGATGCCCTACGATCCCGCTCCAGACGCTCCGCAGCGGCCCTACGAACGCACCAAGCCCGGAACACCTCGTCCGTTTCCAGAAGGTGTCTCATCGTGCATGTGGATAGTCTGCCGGCTGCGTAATCGTCCCATAGGTCGACGTAGGTCGGCGGCTTGCGGTCAGATGCCGTCACGCCCGCTTGGCTCGCCAACGTAGTCAATCGCTTTGCGGCCTATGCTGTAGTTCTTGTAAGCCCGAACCTCGGAATTCGGAACCGTCCAGATCTGCCCTGTTTCGTCATCGATGATGACCCAGAGAAGATCGTCTTCCTTTGAATAATCAATGACCGCGATAGCCTCACCGCTCGCCTTCGGAGACCTGAGCGGGATCGACGGCACTAGCTGCGTGAACATCGCCCATGAACCATCTTTCGAGAACCGCCGTGTACTGGTCAACCTCAGACGGCGGAAGCTCCGTGCGATCCTCACGAACACCGCGCCCGTTTACCGCCAGGAGAGACGTGTACAGCGCGTTGATCGTATCGATCAGTTGGCCACGATCCATGTCAGCTATGCGCCGCATACCAAATACGGCTAGCCGGGCCATTTGCCAGCCTGTGGCGCTGGTCAACCTATACGGGTCAGCCATGGTGTGCCTCGTAGGGTATGCATCGCTCGCGGGTGAGTTGGCGGGAGCTACCCAGTTTCCCGGTACGCTGTGCGCCAATCTGCGCTGGTTTCGCCCGCATCAGTTGCGCAGACGATGCAATAGGCTTTCGAGCGGGCCGGGCCATTTGCCTCGTTGCCCTCGCGGGCGAAACTCGTGGTGGAGCGCCTAGACGCAAATCAGGCGTTAGAAAAACGATGGTAGAAACTCTTTGATTTGTCAACTGGCCCGCAGCGCCCACCCCAAAACTGTGCACACAAGCGCGCCGATCAGAACGCACAGACAAATAAACCGCGCTGCCTGTTGGCGGTTATGATCGGCCCGCATTTGCGCCAAGGCTATCCGCTCTCGCAACACGTCATCCACAGCCTTCCGAACTTCATCCGCTTTCTCTCTCACGCTGCCCTCCTCATCCCACGATATTGCATCAGCCTGTCCAATGCCTCAACAAGCGCAAGCACCTGCTCATACGTGTCCGGCCTGCGTTCGTAGATCACGACCAGTTCCAAAGCCGCTAGCTGCTTGCTGCCATGGCCCAGGAATGCGACGCACCGATCATACGCATCGATCGCCTTCCGCTTGGCTGTCGCGGTAGCCTCATCGTCAATGGCCGTAGAGGCGCCGTGAACGGCATTCATGTCCTGAGCGCGTGCAGACCTAGGCGGAAGCCCGAGAGCCCTGTCAGCGGCGCTCCGTAGGTCAGCGAACCACGATCCAGCTTCAGCCTGTCGGACGGTTATGCGTTCAGCACGAACCAAGACGCCTAGCGGGGTGCCTAGCCGGCTATCCTTGGATGCCATGCGGAGAGCATCAAGCTCGCGCTGCCATTGAGTGATTGCGGAAGACCGTGACGGACGACCGTTGGGCTCTCGCGGTACGTTTCTGCGGGGTCGTGCCATTGAATGGCCTCCGATGGCTGGTTAGCGGAAAAAGGCTGAGCAAGCCAAAGCAAGGCCCGCCATTACGGTTGACGGCGTTCCGTTCCAGAACCCGCTTGCAATCAGAAATCCTCCAGCTGCCGCAACAAGTCCCGTGCGCGCCATCTCTCACCTCCCCATCGGATCTGTCTTGTGGCTAGGGCATTCAGGGGCTCTGCAAAGGTCTCTGCCGCATTCGCAGAACTGCTCGACTGCAACAACGCTAGGCACCCATCCTGGCCGTTTCTGCACCGTGTAAATCGCCATTCGCGGTTCGTGCGCCTTCTCCAGCGCCTTGATCCTGTATCCCTGTTCTCTGACTTGTGTTTCAAGGTCTGAGAGACGGCGTAAGGCTTGGTCAATGTCTGTCATGCTGCCTTCTCCGCTTCCATGATTGCACGGCCTATGAGTTCTGGTATCTGCGGTATCAGGCCGTTTCGGATGGCATCGGTTCGCTCCACCCTTCTGGGAGCCCCATCATCCATTCCTCGAAAGCGGGCAAGTGAAGCCTGCCAACCTCCGTCCCACGGAAAGGATTGGAACTCCCGCCCCACTCGTCCAATCGACCTGACGTATGGTTCTTGCCGCCGTTCACTCCGTTGGGGGTAGGCAACAATCCAGATCCGGTCCCTGTTATGGGGTGCGCCAAGGGCCGAAGCCGGTATGCAATGCCATTCCGCATCAAGCCCGAGCGCGGCCAAGGCCCCGAGAACCCTTCCAAGCTCCCCGTCAATGACTGCTGAGACGTTCTCCAGCAAGACCAGGTTGGGTCGTAGCTCGCCAACCAATCGGGCAACGTCGAAGAACAGGCCACTGCGCTCGCCATCAAGACCCGCATTCTTTCCCGCACGACTGAGGTCTTGGCACGGCCAGCCGGCGCAGATGGCATCAATTCCAATTCCGTCTGCATCGAGAACTTCCTTGGTCAGTTTTCGGACATCGCCATAGACCGGGACATCGGACCAATGCCGGTTCAGGACGGACCTGGCGAACGGGTTGATTTCGCAAAAAGCCACAGTCTTGAAACCGCCACTGCGTTCAAGCCCTAACGAAAACGACCCAAGTCCGCTGAAGAGGTCAAGAAGTCGGTACATCGTCTCGGTCCGTCGTAAACTATTGTTGCGGATGGCCAGATGCGGAGGACTGCTTCAACGAAAGGGCTTTAGGCTGCTTTCGCTCGACGCTCCGCATTGATTTCCCGGTGGCGCTGTCCGTGGCATGGCTCGCAGAGCCACATCACTTCCAACGGTTTGCTGTAGTCTTCGTGGTGCCCATCCAATTTCGTCGTCTGGATATTGCACCTTTGGCAGCACGGGGGCTTTGTCAGTCGCCCAGCCCGCAATGCATTCCCCACTTTGATGTGGGCTTTCCGCTTTTCTTCGTTCCGTTCCAAGTATGCTTTTCGCGCCGCCGCGTGGCTCTCCACATAACGACTGGCTCGCCGCTTGACCGCTTCCTTCCGATGCGGCCAATCCCCTCTCTGTCGGTCGTACTCGCGGATGCGCTCGATGTTCTCGGCGCGGTATTTCATCACGTTGGCTTTCACGCACTCTTTGCACTTGCTCATGCGCCCGCCCGCTGATTTCGGGTGAGCGTAGAAGCCCAATTTGGGCTTCACTTCTCCGCATTGGGTGCAGGCGCGAGGAAACATCAGCGCCACTCCTGCCGAAAGGGCACGTCGTCATCGAGAGAAGGAGCAGAGCCGCCACGAACCTGGGGACGCTCAGGGATGCCCGTGGGGCGCTCGCGCGGTTGCTGGACAGGCGCGGCTCGTTCTTCCGGCTCCTGGGCTTCGTCACGCGGCGGAAGCGGCACGCTGGCCCTGATCCAGATTTCTCCCTTGGCATCCGGCAATGGCAGGGCATCCAGCTTGATTGCGAAGCTCTCGCCGTCCTTGGCCGGGAACATCGCGCCGATCTTGAGCCAGTAGGTCTTGCCGCCGTCCTTGCTGTTGGGGCGCGGGGATACGATGTCGTAACGGTTGGTCATGCTGCGATCCTGTTTTTCGAGCAGAAGGTTGCAAACGTCTTGTCGATGTGCGGGTCAGCGAGGTCGATGTTCTTGGTCATGCACCATCCGCGAAACCTGTTAGCCAGAAGGTCCACATCCGCCCCGCCGCCATGCTTGCGAGCAATAGCCGCGAATGGCGTGTACTCAATCGAACCGTCACTTGGAAAAACCAATTTTGATGGAATGAGGTCGCGCGTCTTCGCGCGCATCTCATCTGTTCTGTTCTGTATCTGTATCTGTTCTGGGGGGTGTGACGTAACGGGCGCATAACGCGTTACGCTATCGTTACGGTTTTTCTCACGGAACCTACGCTGCCTTTCGGCGTTAGTCGGGTCCTTATCCCCTTGAAACTGCAACTCATTCCACTTGTGCGGCACCATCTTTTCGCCGCTGTCTTCCAGTAATCCTGCACCCATCAGAGCCGTGATAAGGCTGTCCGCTTCACGGTCAGTGATGCGCAGCGCGAAGGCGATATCGGGCACGCTCGGAAGCTTCCCATCGTTACGCGACGCGAGGCACAGGACGTTCACCCAGCCCTTGAACACGTCAGGAGCGAGACGTTGCACCTTGGGGTCATCGAGAGCCCGGTCGTAGAAGCGGAACCACCTGCTCATCAGCCGGCATCCGCAAACTGAGTGCCAACCAACGAACGAGCGTCTCTCCAGGGCGTGACCATGCGGTAGGTGTATGCCTCTGGAACGTCGAGTTCGTTTGCCTGTCTATACCGTGCCTTAGCCTCGCCTAGCGTCTTCATGCCGCTGTCTCGCAACAGATCAATCAGATGCTCTCGGCAGGAAAGGACAGGGTCTTTCGGGTTCGGCTGGAATGTCGGAGGCTTGCGAATGAACTTGGGGCGATCGGCCTTGTCCTGAAGGAAGCCCATCCGCTTGCGGAGGTTGCTGACTGCGGAGACTGTTCGCCCGACGACAATGCTAATCTGAGGGTCTGTCGAGCCGGAAAAATACATCCGCTGCACAACGTAGATGTCTTCATCTTTCCACATGTCGTGCCGGTTCATCAGCGTGCCCTCAATGAAAGCTTCCGGGGGTGCATGAACGGAAAAGCCTTGATCAAAACCTCAACTGGTTCGCCGGCCTTTAGGCGACTGCGGATCTCCAGCCGCTTGAACATGCGCTTGTTTTTCCGGTTCATGCTGAACGCCCTCTACTGATGATCCAAACCTTGACCTTGGCATCCTTCGTCGGCGGATCGTCGGACCAATCAAGTTCGATCGGTGCCGCGTGATGGTCATCCTCGACCAACCCAAGATCCACCAGCAGATCTTCCGTCACTTTCAGAAGGTTCGACAGATCGCGCCTTCTATTATCCGGCCTCTGCGCTACCATGCGGAACGAATAGGCCCCGGTGACTCGCCCTGGCCGCTGCTTAAGTACGGCCTCGGTTGCATCGGCTATCCATTCCTTGAGGCGCTGCGTCTTGAACCTGCCGCGCCCCTTCCCGCCCTTTCGATTGGCGTATGCCGCGTTGATGCTGACCGGGAAGGGCAACACGAGGCTGATGACTTCGGCCATTACGCGCCGCCAAGCCACTCGCGGAACTGAGCCCGCGCGCCATCGGAAGATGCCTTCCAGAGCTTGCGGAGAGCCCGGAAATCCCGAGCATCACGCATCGCCGCTTCTTCCTGCGCGGCCCGCTCCATCACGTCTTCGCGGCCATTGATGACGCGCTTGACTTCCGCTCGCGTCGGTTCATCCCCGCGCTCTATTGCAGCGTTGACTGTTCTTTCCACGATGCCAGGATCTCGCGCTTCTGCGTCTCGGATCTGTCGAGCCTCCATGATGGCTCGCCGCGTAAAGCCAATGTCGGATGCTGTCGGAGCAGCGTTCCCGTCTGGAACACTGGTCCTATCCCCACCATTCCGCGCCACCTCGCCACGCTCCTGCGCCGCGTCGTACTCGTCCGCCAATCGCCGCTTGGCTTGGCTTTCGATCAAGAGAGCGTCGGCCTGGGCACGATGGGCAGCGGCAACGAGCGTGTCGTGCGCTCCCTTTGCCTGCATGAGCCGTGCGGCGCGCTTGGCGGCGTCGTAGGCAAGAGACGCGGTTTCCCGCGCCTCCAGTACCTCGGCTGCGGTCGTGGCGCTGGCGAGCGCCCTAGCCGCCTTATTGACGAGGGACGGGAGCCCCTCGCTAACCTGTTCGATGATAGCGGGTGCGTTCACTTGCGGCCCGCCTTCTTCACGCGCTCAGACCGAACAAAGACCTTTGAAAGCTTCTGGCCATTCAGCCATGCATCAAAGGCGCGCAGCAACACCTTCGTCTTGTTAGTGACAGGCATGAAAATCCCCGACAGGAAGCGATTGCGAACCGAAAGGATCGGGTCGCCTTCCTTCAGTTCCGTTCCCTTGATGAACTGGTCAAAGAACAACTCGGCTCGCGCATCGATCCGGCGGGCGATGACAAACGCAGTGCCGACTGCGACATAACCACCAAGAACGCGCGTCTTCTTCCGGCCAGCAACAAAATGTGCCGCTACGTTAATCTCGCGTTCGTTCTTCCAATACTCAGCACGAACAGCGAGCCTCGTAGGCTGATTGCTTCCACTCGAATGAACGTCATTCCGGTGGAACCAAAGGCCTCGCGCAATACCAGCGGCAACCGCCGCGTTCTTGATGCTTCCTTCGATGGACAGATAATCCGCCGTCGTGCGGCTCTTGCCCTGGTCGAGCGTCATCCGGCTATCGCGGGGAAGTCCAAACGTGACTGCCGTCTTGATCGACTTGCCGGCTTCTACGACAGCCCAGCACCGATGCTGGCCATCGTTCAACGATCCGTCAGTGGCAACCTTGATGCTCTCGCCGTTCAGAGCCCACCGACCAGACTTGATATCGTCCACGTAGGTCTCGATAGACCGCTTGTTGATAACTCGGTTTTCGTGGTTCGCGGCCAGAAGCAAGCGGGCCATGTCGGGAGTGAGCGTCACAACATCCGTGAACACTTCCTTGCGGCCACGGATCACGCTGTCGTGGAACCAGTCCGCAACAACCTTCGGGACTGTGCGCTTCTGTTCGCCGGCATCCGTAGGTGTTTGCATCACGGGCTTTCCCTTGGTATTCTCGATGGTGTTCAGCACTGCTTCGTTCTCCTATTGCAGCCCCGCCCTTCCACGGCGGGGTTTTGCGTTGAAAAAGACCCCCGACGCATTCGCGCGCCGGGGAAGTCTAGGGAGGGAAGTCCGATGGGCTCGGACCAGGCCATTAGTCCGTCAGCTAGACTGACTTAGCTGACGGGCCACTTGCCGCACTGTCGCTTAGATTGGGCTGAGCAACAGGAGGCATGCAGCAAGCTCGTTCAGGCCGTGCGCCAAACTCGGACGCCGCCTTCAACAGCGCGGACCATGTAAGTCCGCAGCGTGTTGGCTTTCTGAATGGAGGCGCTGGCACGCAGGCTCTTGAGGTTTCCTGCCGGCACAAAGAAGCTGTCGCCAACCTTCATGCCGTGCCACGGATACTTTTTGGACCAGGGAGCGCGCTTAGCTCTAGGTAGAGGCACATTCGTATCGATCTGGATCACTTGCGGTGTCTCCCCTTACGCCGCGTTTCTGTTAGCCTGAGGGAAGAAATCAACCGCGTTGACTTTCCCAGACGTGGCTTTAACAATCGCCTCTAACGCCCCCCAATCAGGGAGCATTTTCCCGCGCCTCCACCGAGACACAGTTGCGCGATGCCGTCCAACCTTTCGGCCGAACTGCTCATCTGTAAGCCCGTTGTGGGCAAGATAATCATGTAGCGTCATGCACTAACGGTACGAACGGCGCACGGCTGTGTCAAGCGCAATCTTCGCAGAAAATTCTTATTCTCTCGCTTGACAGTGCGGTGCGTTGTGCGTACTATCCTCTCATCAACCGAGGGGACCACGCACATGGCCGATACCGAAATCGAAGCTTGGCACTTCTGCGCAGACACGCTCCGCGATGGCCGGACAATTCCGCCCGATGGCGAATGGCTTGTGCATGAGGGTGATGTCATCCCGTGCCGGTCTGGCCTCCATGCAAGTGTGCGCCTGATTGACGCGCTGGAATACGCCCCCGGCTCCACGCTTTGCCGCGTCATCCTTCGCGGCGACATTCAGCACCACGGCAACGACAAGATCGTTGGCCGTGAGCGCCAGATTGTTTGGCGCATCGATGCCACGGCAGTTCTGCGCGAGTTTGCCCGGAAATGCGCGCTAGATGTCATCCATTTGTGGAAAGCCCCGGACGTCGTCCGCAGATATTTGGAGACGGGCGACGAAAGCCTGAGGGATGCCGCGAGGGATGCCGCGAGGGATGCCGCGAGGGCTGCCGCGTGGGATGCCACGTGGGATGCCACGATGGCTGCCGCGTGGGCTGCCGCGTGGGATGCCGCGATGGCTGCCGCGTGGGCTGCCACGTGGGATGCCGCGTGGGATGCCGCGAGGGCTGCCGCGAAGGCTACCGCGTGGGATGCCGCGAGGGCTGCCGCGAAGGCTACCGCGAGGGATGCCGCGAGGGATGCCGCGAGGGATGCTCAAAACACCGCCCTTGAACGCGCGGCCTTCATCGCATCAGGACGGAGCCTTTAGCCATGTCCTACACCGCCGACTATCCCATTCACGAAGGCTACACCTCCACCGTCTTCGCCCAGGTCGAATACGACATTGAGAGCGCATCTGGCGACGGCTGGGACGAGCCCCGCGAGGAAGCTCACGCGATCGTCTACAGCGCCACGCTGTATCGCATTACCAAGCGCGCCAAGTTTGGCCGCGATGCCAACTGGAACTTGATCCATCAGGGCTACACGGAAACCCGCACCGAGCTTGGCGATGCGCCTGAGTGGGTGCTCGACATCATCCGCGCTGACGATGATTGGCTGAGCGATATGGCCATGGATGACGGTCCTGACGCAGATCGTGCGCGTGATGAGCGTATCGACATGGAACTGATGGAGCGTTCCCGATGAACCCGGATGTTGCTTTCGGGCTGATCATGTTCGGCCCGTTTCTCCTGCTCTGCGTCGGTCTAATGCTCACTGTGAGGCAAGAGCCATGAACGCCAAAGCCATGCTTCCCGCGGACCACCAAGACTACGCCATCCGCATAGCTCGCATTGAACTGGCGCTTGTCCTGGCACGCATTGAACGTTGGCAGTCCGACGTCAGCATCGGTCGCCTTCCGCCCGCCGATGAACTGGACCGCGCAGAAAAGCACATCCGCAAAACGCTTGAGGAGATTGGCTGGTGACTAGCAAACACACCCCCGCACCATGGCGCGTCACCGACAATAGTTGGGAAATCAGCACGGTTTATAACCGTAGCGGCGATCCTGTGGCCGAATGTCATATCAATCCTGATGTTACGGAAGAAACGCAGGACATCTTTGAGCGCCAGAAAGATGCAAACGCGCGGCTGATCGCTTCTGCGCCCGACATGTTTGACACACTCACCGACCTTGAAGAATACCTTGCGGACTGCGCCGACGCTGACATTGAAGGCGGCAACACAGAAATGCGCCTTCTGATGCAGGTTCGCGAGGTTCTCGCAAAAGCTACGGGCCGCTCCAATGACTGACTTTACAACCTTCTCATCAGAACTGGAAGCCTGCGCACGCATCGTCGTGGCCCATGCCGCAGCAAATTCCGAGCGCGATGCTTGGATGGCTTTGCGTAAGAGCGGCTACACGTCGTTCTTCATCGGCGCGGCTATCGAACAGATCATGGAACGCGCTCGGGAAATTGCCGGCGTCACAACTGAACGGGTGCATTGATGACCAAGCCCATGAGAGCGACAGAGGCTTACGCGACACTGCACAGCAAACTCATTCAGGAAGTCCGTAGCGAGCCCGTAGAGGCCGTCGAGCAGCCTGACGCGGGAATGTACGTCCATGGCCTGCTTTCGGCCTGTGCGTCCGTCTGTGCGCTTCCCAGGCACATGTTTGCCGAGGACGACATCAACGATATCCGCAACGTGCGCATCAACCTTGCGCGCCTTCTTGAGAGGCTGTCATGAACATCTATCAGCGCCTCGCCAATGCCATGGCCGACGTGACTTACATCCAGAAGGAAAAGAAGGCCGGCATGCGGTACACCATCGTATCGCACGATGCCGTAACCGCGAAGGTTCGGCCCGTCCTGCTGAAACATGGCATCGTCTACCACCCGATTGACCTTGAAGCCACGCAGGCCGGAAACCGCACGCAGGTCCGTCTTGCCGTGCGCTTCGTCAACGTGGAAGACCCGTCCGACAGCTTCGTTGTTCCCTCGCTTGGATACGGCATTGACGACCAGGACAAGGGGCCCGGCAAGGCAATCAGCTACGCGGTCAAGTATGCGCTGCTAAAGGCCCTTGGTCTGGAGACTGGCGACGACCCCGATCTAGACCAAGACGCGACGTACAAGGACGAACCGCCAACGCAGGTAAAACCCCGCACCTCCAACGAGGTGAAGAAGAACAGCCCCGACCTTTGGCCGACGCTGGAAATGGACGTTCGCAACTCGACGACGCGGGATGAACTGACCGCCGTATGGCAGAAGCACAAGGACGCAATCAAGGTTCTGCCGGCAAGCTGGCGCGAACAAGCGGACGAACTGTTTCAGAGTCGCGTTGCCGACTTCGCTGGCTATCAGGATACCGCCGCGTGACCCGCGCGACCGTCATCCTCCGCACTGACGCAGACCGTCAGAAGGTGGCGCGCTGGGCTTCTGGCGTGCCTCAGGGGACGACGGTCGAATTCAAGGCACCACGGCGCTCGCTCGACCAGAACGCACTCCTTTGGGCTCGCCTCACCGAGATAGCGAGATCTGTGGATTGGTACGGCACGAAGATGACCGCCGAAGACTGGAAAGATGTATTCAGCGCGTCGCTACGCAAGTCCCGCGTGGTGCCTGGAATAGACGCTGGCACGTTCGTTGTCCTCGGAATGCGGACCTCGGACATGACCAAGGAAGAGTTCACGGCGCTGTTGGATTTGATCGACGCCTTTGCTGCCGAGCGGGGCGTCACGTTTGAGGAGAATGCGGCATGAGCCAAACATTTGACCTGCGGGAATTTCTCGCCCGTTCGACCGATGCCGAGTTTGACGAGCTGACACTTGGAGCGGTGTTGGCTGGCCTGCCGGGCCTATCCAAGACCGGACCTTGGCTTGCCGGTGGAGCTTTGCGCCGTACCATTCTTGGTCAGGAGCCGGAAAGCGATTTTGATTTCTTCTTTGCCAATGCCGACCAGCTTACCGCGTTCACCACGGAATTGGAAAAGCGCGGGTTTGTGAAGGCAAAGGAAACCGCACACCATCTGCATTACAAAGGCCAGATTGGCGGGAAAGGCGTCGAGCGCGATATTCAGTGCATCCGGTTCAAGTTCTACGACAAGGCGGACTCCGTCATCGACAGCTTTGATTTCACTGTGTGCATGTTTGCCTTTGACGGGAAAACGTTGACGTGTGGCGACACTGCATTGTGGGACTTAGGCCGCAAGCGTTTGGCTGTTCACAAGATCAGCTACCCTGTTGCATCTGTTCGCCGCTTGCTGAAGTATACTAAGCAAGGTTTCCACGCCTGTAAGGGTTGTCTTGCCGCACTGCTTCGCCAAACCGCGTCATCTGACGAGCTTCGCGCGCAACTCGACATCGAATACGTGGACTGACCATGCGCCGCCGCATCTCCACCCGCGAGCGCATCGACATCTTCCAGCGCAACGATGGCCGGTGCCACCTGTGCGGGCTGAAGATCGGCGTCGGAGAGCCATGGGACGTAGAGCACATCGTCCCGCTGGCCCAAGGCGGCGATGACCACGGGGACAACCTCGCGCCGGCTCACCGACATTGCCATGCGGCGAAGTCGAAGCAGGACGCCACGAATACCAGCCGCGCGAAACGTCGCGAGGCCATCCACCTTGGGGCCAAAGCCCCGTCTCGTAACCCGCTCCCTGGTGGGAAGCGGTCGGCATGGAAAAAGAAGCTCGATGGAAGGACAGTTCCACGATGACACACCCAATGACTTGGCCTGATGCTGTCGTGCTTTTAGGACTGTTTGTCCTTCTCGGTTTTTGCGTTTGGTGCATGGCAAAAAGTAGCGAGAAATGACCATCCTCACGCACATCCTAGCCGCGCTTGCAGGCGCAGTGATTGCAACCTTTGTTATCGGCGCAATGGTTCTTGCTGCTGATTACGACAGACAGAGTGAAAAGCTATGACCGATTTCACGGAGTTCCTGGCTTGGCTGCTCGTTTTCGTTATCGGCTGCGTCTTGTCATTCGTGCTTGGCGTCTGGGTTGGTAGCGAAGCACGTCCTGTCATTGAGGAAGATGCAATCCGCCGTCGTGATGTGGAACAGATCGCACGAGAGAGCCAGAGATGAGCGACATATCAGAACTGATTGAGCGGGTGCTAGCGGCGACGGGTTGGGACCAAGAGCTAGATGCCGACATCGCCGAAGCGGTTGGCATCCGGGTCAACCGCGAGAATTTTACCCGATATACGCAGGAATGGTCTCCTTTCATCTACGATTGGTTGGGATGCAACAAGCACCCGCTGCCGAACTTTACCGGCTCTATCAGCGACGCCGTCGCCCTGGTGGGGCGGGTGCTGCCGGGATGGTGGGTTACGTGTGGCATGTGCGACCTGTCGGGCCATGCTTCCATTGGCCCAGACTACAACGGGCCGCATCGTGAGCGATTGCTGCGAGAATGGCCACAAGAGCAGTTTCATTCCGGGTTTGATGAAGACCTAGAGCCGGGCGGCAATTGGTCCGCAACATGCCGCGCAATCATCGTTTGCCTCCTGATGGCCAAGCAAGCGGAGACACAGCCATGACAGACGGAGCACGTAAGCTGGCAGAGCGGCTATGGGGCAGCGAGCTAGAATGCTTGGCCAGAGATGCACTCATCGCACAGGCAGATGAGATCGAGCGGAAGGACAGGATGTTGCACGAGGAACAGCAATGCCTCACGGCGACCGAGATGGACCGCGATTACTGGAAAGATCAAGCCACATCAGCCGAGGCAGCACTCGCAAAGGCGAAGGATGCGCTGCGGGAGATCGACGGCCACATCATCAATGACAACGGCGACGTGACGTGGAGCCCTCTCAAGATCCGCGAGACAGTCCGCGCCACACTCGCATCAATCGACGCAGGTGAAGAGCATCCCGACAGCGTGAGGCTGGTGCATGATGCGAAAGCATGGAAAATGGTGGCGCAAACAATGGAAAGATCGCGGGATGATGTGCGCTCTGCACTGAAAGAATTGCTGGACGCATACTCCGCATGTTTCCCGCCCGGCAATCCTTGGGGAGACAAAGCCCGCAAAACCTTGGGCATTAACGCTCCGGTCTTCGAAGGTCACGACCCGACGAGCCCTTTTGCGCCTCGTGAGCGCCCTAAGAAATCCATTCGCCTGATGACCGATGCCGAGCGCCGCGCGGCTGGTCTGGACCCCAATGGCGGCTTTGATGGCCCGACAGGAGCAGACTGACATGACTGGAACCGTTTGTCCTTTCTGCGGAGCCTACAGTGTCCGATCCTGCGAGTTTGAAGGCGGCGAGGAAGGATGCCCGTGGGACGACCTGAACAATGAACCGGACTTGGACCCTGACTATCTGAGAGAGATCCGAGACGAGAACAAGCGTCTGCAAAAGGATGACGATGCCTTCCTCTCCACACTCGGAGGCACCAATGGCCAGTGAGCCGAACGATCTGGATCAGTATGTCGCGTATGTGCGAGCCGAGTTGAACAAAGGTAAGTACACAGCCTTTGAGTTCATGTCTCGCGAGAGGTTGCGAGAAATTCTCGACGCTCTCACCGAAGCCCGCGCCGCGCTCGCCGTCCAGGCGCGGACGCATGTGGTGGGACTGACCTACGAAGCCGCCGAGAAACTGGCACTGCGGGCAATCCACGACACCGATGGACGCGGCATGGTCGGGCGCGGTCGAAACCACCTGCATCAGCGAGTGGCCCGCGCCATCATGGCAGCATCCACGGAGGACAGACATGACTGAGGATGAAATGCTGGAGAAGCGAAAAGCCTGCGAAGAAAGCGCAAGACGCGCAATCAACGACGCTTCCAAAAACTATCAAGGGCTCGCGGCCACGCCGCATTACATTCAGATAAGTGAATATTCACACCCCGCCGGGCCGTATTGCAGCGCAGTAGACAATGAACTCTAGATCAGGATCGTCCTCATTCGGCGGCGGGCTACCTGCATGGCGTGGAACGGCACACAGATGCGCTTCGTACATCTCTCCTCCGGGCAGGGAAATCCACAAAATGCGATGCGCGGCCACGAGGATCGTCTTGCCGGGATAGCGTTTGGACTGCATGAGCGCGGAACCGTCGCGCCGCATGGTGTAGGTAGCCGGCGCGCAATCGCCGGTCGTGCCCTCAAGGTTCCCGTTGCAGCACCAACGGCCAACCCCAGGTTCACCGCTTGAGTAGAAATCCGTATATGGACCATGAGCTACAGCCGGACCGGCTAGTAACATAAGAAGGATAGAGAGACGGAACATGGAATGGCTTCCGATTGAAAGTGCCCCGAAGGATGAGACGTGGGTTCTGATCCGAGGCGGCAAGCCGGATATGCATCACGACGAGAACCACATCCCGCCGTGTGTTGTCGCAAAGTGGGTGCCGGAATATCCGATCCAGCCGGACAAGCATGGCTGGTGGGTCTTCTGTTCCTACGACAACAGCTATTACGGCGAGTGGGAAGAACCAACCGAATGGATGCCGTTGCCACTCACTTGACCACCACGAAGCCCAAGAGCTTGGCGCTGACGGCACCGACGCCACCGGCAGCGGCTAGAGCAACACCGCCTAGCCAAAGCAGGACAGCCTTACCACCGGCATCCTTGATGCGTTCTTCACGAAGCGCGCGGACCTCCTCTGCTAATTCCTGAACAAGCACCTTGAGGGTTGAAACCTCAGAGCGCAGTGCAATGGCGATGTCGCGCGTATCGTCCGGCATCATCAAGCAGCCTTCGGCAAGGCCGCTTTGAACGCATTCACAGCCTGAACAAGTGCAACCAGCGCACTCGCATAGTTCTCAGGCTTGCTTGCACAGAATGGCTGCACGGCAGCGTAAGCAGCTTCGACCCTCGCATTGGTACTCATACTCTGCTTCTCCGCTACGAACGCGCGATACGCCAAGATTAGACCATCAGCAGCATTGCACGCAACTGCGTACTTCTGCTCAGGCGTCATCGATTTTACGTCTTGCACAGCCTGTTGAAGCGCATTCGGCGCGGTCGATGCTGTCGTGTTACACGCTGCAACGGAAAGCATCAGGGGGGTGATGATAGCAAACGAACGCAGCGACGATATGTATCCGACTTTCCGACTGGTCATTGTCACGCCTTCCTTTCCGGCAGGAAGAACCCGAGGATCAGGAACACAGCCGCGACACCACGACCGATGTCCGTAACCGCACCGCCGATCTCATGCGCGTGAGGCAAGAACGTAAGCCCACCAATTAGAGCGCCAAGGCTTGCCCAAGACGACGGCTCTTTCAGTCTGCTGAACATCACAACTCTCCTGCTTCGTACATTTCGCGCCAGATGTTTCGCTCTGGAGGACGGGCGCAGGACGCCAGCCAGACCGTAAGAAAAGCCATGACGAGCGCGCCCATAAGCAGGCGCACGAGAGTGGTCACGGTTGCGGACATCACGCTTCAGACCCAGCCTTGCCGGGAGCCTGTGCAGGCAATCGAGCATCAGTCCTTGGCTGACCTTCCGGCCACCGAAAGGCTGTGAACTGCCAGCGGGAGTACGGAGCGATATTCACACTGTCGCTGGCATTGCCGGACAGCATCCAAACGGTTGTCTGGTTCGCGGCAACAACAAAGCCGACATGGCCCTGCCATCCCTCGCCACCGGCACGACGCTTGACGCCAATGCAGCCAAGCGCCGGCTGGTCAAGACGCTCGCCCCAGGTTTCCCAATTCCGCGCGCCAAGGACTTTCGACGGAGGAAGCGGCGTCAGGCCGGCACGCTTGATGATGGCCCCGAGAAACGCCCCACACCAAGCGGTATCGTCTCCTTTGACCCACTCGCAGCCTACGTCCTTGAAGAACGCCAGCACCTTCGGGTTCGACTTCGGGCCGGGAACTTCCAGCGTCCCAAGCTCTGCACGAGCCAACGTCAACCATTTGGGCTCGCTCACGGCAGGATCTCCGTCACCGTGATAATCGAATTCGACACGCCGCCAAACCGACGTGCGCCGCCAGTGCCGTTGAGCGTGATTGTGGCCGAAGCACCGGGGCCAGCCCGCACCGCAAACGTCGTGCTTGACGTAGTGCCAGCTGTCATGACATGCCGCATGGTGAGCGGGATAGGCGTTCCAGTTCCATCCGCATAAGCAGACGTCGCAAGCAAGGCATTTGCCGTGCTGTCCTGAAACAGTGCCGCGTTCATATACGTGATGGCCGTAGACGAGACATACAGCACCACGTCGATAATCAGCGTGCTGCTTGCATTCGTTGGCGTGATGGCCCGAGACAGAAACTCAGTGCCTTCCGAGTTCTGCGGGATTGTATCGTCGAACGGGATCTGCGTGGTGCCGGTCGATACCGCGCCCGTGGCGGTCGTCACAACCTGCGCAATCTTGCCGCTGGTGCTGACCGTAGGCGCGACAACCGGCTGGCCGTTTGCCTTCTGGTAATCCATCACGATCCAGTTGCCAGACCCGAGGGACATGGCCTCAAAGCGATCGTCCGCAGCCGACGTGATATTCGTTGCGCCAGGGAGCTTGAGGGCAGAGCTATGCGTCAGCGTAACGATGCCTTCGAAATAGCCGCGCCGGTAGATGCCAGCCGCAGCCGTGCCGAAGCCGCTTATGCCCGTCGTGCCCGTGATCCTGACATGGCCCGTAGCCGCAGCGCCAATGTCGCACGTCGAGGCCGAAGCCACGTCGGTCACAGCGTCAACGTCGAACGCCTTGCCGATCTGCTTCCCGGTGAACGTGTTTGCTCCCGTGCTTGCCGCGCCAAGGGTCGTCCGCGCATCCGCCGCCGTCGTGTCATCCAAGAGCGTCTGGATGTAGACCGAGGCCGTGGTCAGGCTCAGGACCGCCGTGAACGAGAGAGACGTTGTTCCGACCGTCACAGGGTTGGTGGCCGTCAGCGCGAACACGTCGCCGCCGTTGGACGTACCGTTGGTCACATAGACCAGCGTGCCGTTACGGGCATCCCGCTCGCCGTTGAAATCGAGAGCACGAGACCATGCACCAGCCGAGGCGATGTAGATGCCATTGTCTGCCCCGCTCGATTGGTTCTTGACGAGGACTCGATCCCCGGCAACGATAGCAACCCCGTCAATTGTCTGCTCTCCAGACAACGTGATTGCCGCAGTGGTTGCAGCACGGCACGGGGCCTTAAAGCCAACGCTACCGTTCAGCCCTGCAATTCGATCAGTGGTCGCCATGGAGGTTCCTTATGCTTCGGCTTGTCGTGATGATCGCGTGCGTCATCCTGGCCACGCCTGTGATGGCGCAGAGCAGGAGCGTTACGGAGGACATTGGTCGGAGGCTTGAGCAGGACTTGCGAGACAGCGACAGGGCCTACAGGCGCGCTATCGAGCGTGAGGCTAGATCCTATTCACCGCAGCAGTACGTCCCATCAGACACGTACCGGCGCAGCCAGGAATGGGCTGACCGGCAACGAGCCTATGAGACGGACGAAAGATTGCGCCTGTTAGAGTTCGAGGCGAACGAGCGCCGGTATCGCATCCGCTAGTTGCGCGCCCGCTTCTTCCGCGTCTTTGCACCAGCCGGAACAAGGTCCGACAGGTCCGCGTTCTCACCGTCACGGAGAAGCCTCGTCTTGACCTCGGGCCACGCCTTGGCCGCAACGTCAAAGTCATAGACCTTCTTCGCCGTGAGCCGGTCCTGATATTCCTTGAACGCTTCCGGCGCGATGGCCTTAAGCCTGTCCAGCACGGGCTTTTCGCTTTTGATGTCCAGACCCTTGGTGCCCTTGGCTCCAATCGTCACCATGGCATTCCGGGCCGCAAGCATCTGCAATTCCTGAAAGCCCTCGATCAGCTTTGACCGCGTGGACTTGTCGAGCGTGATCGGCTGGGCATCGCGCCGGCTCATGGTCGTGTTCTGCTTGTCCACGTCGGCATCGTGGATCAGGTTGTTGAAGTTCAGTTGGGACATCACGCCAGAGATGACAGCCGCCTTGTCCTTGGCGTTCTGCATGGGATGCAGACGCTTCTCAACCGCCTCAAAGCCCTGCGACTGGAGCACCGCCCACGCGCGTTCGTCTTCCGGCAGGTTGCGCAGGAACGTCTCGGCAGCGGCCCGCTCACCGTTGCGGATCTTCACCTTGTAGGCGTTCTCTGCCTGCTCATACGAACCGTTCTTGTCGCCTACGAGGTTGAAGAATTCGGTCGTAGCCTGGTTGCCGCGAACGAGGTTCTTCACAAAGCGACGGGCAATCGGCCAATCGTAAACCTGCTTCTCAGGCGTATCCTTCCCCATGAGCAAGTCGGATGCCTTCAACAGGTTGAGGGCCGATGAGCCGCCAAGGTTGCTGATGGCGTATTCCACCTTGAGAGGAGACCAGCCCGTCACGCTGCCGATGAACTTGGGAAGCTCGGTTGTGCCAGCCGTGTACTGCTCGGACGGCTTCACTCCTTGCAGGTAGTACGGGACAATGGGGCGATCCTGAAAGCGATTGTAGTTGGCCGGCAGATCGTAGGTCAGGGACACAAGCGGGTTCGTAGTCGGCGGCAAAAACGCCTTGCCAGCCGCCTCTAGCCACTGGCCAGCAAGCGCCGGATCGTTGCGGATCGAATAGTCGGACCCGTACTCGAATGCATTGACCACGGCAGACGTGACGCCGAACGGTTTGGGGATTGCCAGCCAAGTGTCTCCGACCTTCACCAGGAAGTTCGTGTCCTTCGTGAACTTCGGAGCGGTCTGGTATTCCTCCTCATCGGCGTTCATCAGGGCGAGACCGCCGCCCACGATGGCACCAAGCCCAACGACACGGACCATGGCCACACGGGCATCCTTGAGCCGGTCGAGTTCAGACGCCGTCAGCGTCTCCCCGCGCCCGCGCTTGGCCTCAAGGACCGGAAGGTCTGCGACAGCCCGCAGTTCCCTGTCCGTGCCCTGGAGAGCCGCATTCAGGAACGGCACCCAACGACGCAGGAGCCCCATGGATGCGCCGGCCTTGCGGAAGTCCACATAGTCGGTGGCCTTGAACGCCGCATAGGTCGATGCGTTCAGATCGTCAAAGCCAATCCCCTTGGCCTGCTTGTAATAGGACTTGTAGAGCCCCATACGGGTTCCGGCTTCGGACAGTTCCAGAGCCTTGGCCGTGTAGCGGGCCAGCGTCGCGCCAGCACCAAGGATATCGCCGGCCATGACATTCTTGATCAGCCCGGCTTTTTCCAAAGCCCTGACGTTCTTACCGAACATCGATTGGTCAATGGCATCCGAGATAGCGCCACCAGCCATGCCGCCACGTGCGGCATATTGCACGGCGTCTTCCGTCTTGCGGATCGCGTCAACAACACCCTTGGCTGCACTGACGAACGGGATGTATTTCCGGCCAGCGGTGGACGCCGCCGTCAACTGGTCGCGGATGAAGTTCACCGCGAGGAAGTCAGGGGCCTTCGTGACGCCTGTGCGGAGGATTTGCTGCGCGACCTGAAGCGTCGAAACGAACCAGTTCTTTTCGATGTCAGGCATGGCGTTGAGCGCGTGGAACAGTTCACGCCCGAACCGCCCGTCAGCCAGCCGCAGCGCGCGACGCTCGCCGTTTGCCCAATAGAAGACGATGGGCTCCTTGCCGGGATTGATCTCGGCCTGGCGAAAGAGCGTCGTCCACGTCGAGTCCCCGAGCGCATCCTCCGCTTGGAGAATGAGGGCCTGTAGATCTGCGCTATCGATGTTGGCCGTCTTGCCTGCCGCCTTCAGCGCCTCGATGACATCGACCTTCTGGCCCTTCAACTGGTTCGACGGGATCGCCTCGGCAATCGCGCCCGAGCCAGGGCCGGCGCTGTCGGACAGGCGCGCTAGGCTGGCAATCGTGTCGTTGAGGGAAATGGCGTACTCGAGGTCATGCACCCGCTTGAAGATGCTCTCCAACGGGTTCTGCACACTGCGCTGCGAGCCCTTGAACGCCTTCATGAGCGAGTAGCGAAGCCCAGCAGGACGGCCCTTTGCGCCGATACCCTGCGCGCTATCCTCGGCAAAGTCTGCCATGTCGCGGACGAACGGCACATAGTCAACGCGCTTCAGGGCCGCGTCGTAATACTCTTTCGAGAACAGACCCTTGTCATAGGCGCGCTTGAGGTGGTTGGTCAGGAAGCCATAGACATCCTGCGCTGCCTCACGGAACTGCGGGTTGGCCAATTCGATATCGGCAACGGCGCGCTGATAGTCGGCCAGCGAGAACTTGCCGGGCGGATTGGGGATCTCGCCGTTGAAGAACCGCGTATACTCAGCAACCATGCGACGCGCGACAAGGTAGCCGCCGAAGTCCGCGAACGCCTTGTCATTCCATTTCTGGCCTAGCGCCTTTTCGATAGCGCCAGCCAGAGACGGTCCCTGCGGGTCAATACCGCCAGCCGGGATGACACCATGCTCTAGCATGATCGACGCGCCACCATGCGAGCCCGGAAGCATGCGGGCCAGGATGTACGTGTCATCCACCGGCTTGATATCGATGCTCTTGCCATTGCGCTTGGCGATATCGGCTAGGTTCTGAACCGCCTTCCAGACCGGATGCGTGCGATCAATCGTCGCCGTGTAGAGCGCATCGAAGGCGTTGTAGATCGACCGGCCAGACGGATCGCGGTCAGGCTTCATTGCCTTGAAGCGATCAGAGAAGTTTGGCGGCGGCGTCTGGATCGTGTCAGCCGTGACAAGCTCACCGGACGGCGCGCGGAAGATCGCGTCAAGCTGGCCGCGAAGATTGTCCAGCGCCTCGGCCTGCTTGGGGAACTTCGTCCGCAGCAACGTGTCGAGTTCCGCAGCCGCCTTGGGATAAGTCAGGTTGGCGTAATTGCGATTGACGGCGTAGAGCCGGAACAGTTCGGCAAACGCTTCCTGATCGCCCTCCTTGTCGCCCGTACCAAGCGCCTGAAGTTCCTTGCTGTGCTTGGCAACAAGCGCATCAACGTCCTGCCGCGCCTTGGTGAGGTGGAAATCGTGGCCGACCTCATGCGCTACGGTGTCCAGATCGGCAATCGACTTGACGCGCGTGACGCCTGTCGATGTGCTGAACTGACCCATTGCGCCGGGCGTAACGCGGCCCTCACGGCCTAGCGCCTCAAAGGACTGGACGAGGTTACGGGAGACATCCTCAAGCCGCTGAATGCGGGTGACCGGCTCGGCCAGCGCCGTGGCAACCGTGCCCTGATCGGCAACGGGACGGCCTGCCTGGATCTGGTTGGGCGGAAGTTCCTGCACAGGCTGGACGCCACGCTTGCGGAACAGCATCTTGCCGTTGTCAGCAGGCACCATCTCAAGGCCTGATGCCTCAAGGTCAATGCCGCTGATACGCCCATCCTCTCCGCGCGTGACCTTCAGTGCGGCGCGCTCGGGTTTGTTTGTGCTGACGGACTTCTGTGCCAGTTCATAGGTGAGCGTCGTCTTGATCGGCGTCCCATCCGGCATCTTTGCTGTTGGGCTATCCACCAAATCGGAAACCCACGCCTCAACCGTGTCTAATCCTTCCCGTTTTGCAGCAAGAACCCGACGATGCCCATCCGCAACAGCTAGCGTGCCATCCTCCCGCGCAATCACTTCAATAGGCGGCGGTCGCTTGCCCTCAGCAATCCATTTAGCATATGTCTCGTCATCCCCCCTTTTGGTAATATCCAAAGCCCCATCGCGGATTTCTGGCAAAACTAGATCATCAATTTTGATAACACGAAGTTGTTCAATCTCCCTTCCATAGTTTGTAGAATAATCAGATATGCGCCAAGAGCCAACAGGCGGAAGATCGCCCTCAAATGGAACAGTTCTGCTAGACGCGATTGTCTCGCCGTCTCGAACATACGGCGCAGACAACGCAGCATTGTAGTCCTTCGCCTTGATGTAGGCTCCAATGTCGGATGGCGGCGTTCCCTTTGCCGGAGGAACCGAGGTTGTCACAGGCGATGGTGCCGGCTCAGCCGCCAAGGCTTCATCGACTGCCCGCGCAATCACCGGGTCTGCCGGTGGCGCAACCGCCTCTGTCGTGGCTGGCGCAGCCTCAGACGCTTTCGCAGGGGCCTTGGCGGGCTCCGTGACGGGCGCTGCTTCTGCCGCCTTCAACTGCTCGGGCTCAACGCCTAGTGCCGCTGCCTGCCTCTCCCTGACCATGCTAGGCAGTTCGGGGATGGCACGACCAGCCGCGCCGATGGTGAAACCGATGATAGGAGCAAGCGCCGTCTGCGTCGGATCATACTCGGCCTGCGCACCGGAGAACATGCGCGAGCCCTGCACGACAGGATCCGCCAGCAGGTTCGTCATCGCGGCGTCAACGCCAGCCGTCGCGATAGGACGCGCAGCAAGCTTCGGAAACTGCCGGACCAGAAAGCCCGACAGACCGCCAAGGTTCTCAGGCGTCGGGATGCTGCCGACAATAGCGCCCGCGACGCTTGCCGCCGACAGGTTCGCCTTTGAATTGTCGTAGGCTACCTGCGCATACAAGGCGTCTTCGGCGTCCTGCAATTTTTGTTCAGGAACGCCCGGCTGGTTGGCTTCCTCGATGATCCGATTGCGAACGCTGCTCGGCAGATTGCGGAACTGCTGTTCAGAGAAACCGCCGCGCCTGAACTGCTCGCCGCCCGACTTTACGGCTTCCTGCTGCGCCGCCTCGGCCACCGCACCGGCAAATCCGCCCGAACGAAACTGGCCGGAAACGTTCTCCTGAAAGCCCATGCCGTCACGAGGCGCACGGCCCTTCGGGTTCATAGGCGTGACCAGGCGTTCCGGCGCAGGCTCAGGCACGCCAACCATGCGCTGGATCTTGGCTTCAGGAGTATCGTTGAACCCGCCAGGGATCACGTCGTCTTCGCTCGGATCAGCAAAGAACGAGGGGACGATATCCATCCCGCTCACTGCGCAATGCCCTTCCGGCGGTCAATATCCTGAAGGATGCGCTGCGCCATCTTGGGTCCGTATTTGTTGTCGAACGAGAACATGGCGTCAGGGTTGCTGCGGTTCTTGTCGAGCCACCGGATGTCTTCCGCGTCGAACGTCACGGGCTCAGCCTCACCGGGCTTCGGCAACTTGGCGTTCTTGGCTTTCTCTGCCAGTGCCATCGTGGCATTGCGACCGCCAACGGCGGACACGCCCTGCGGCTGCGGCTCAGGCACGACGCCGTTCATGGCGTTCGACATGGCCTGTCCGTCGGTGGCGATCTCCATCTGACGCGCCGTGGCCATGCTTGGCATCTTGCCGACCGCAATCCGGTTGATCACGTCATTGGCCAGCACGGCAAGATCGCGGTTCACGTTCTCAAGCTGGAGAGACGACACAAGGACTTCATCGGCATAGTCCCCATAGGTGTCGCGCAACTGCCGAGCGAACCGTTCCATGCCCTTCACGTCGTCATCGCCGATGTAGCGCAACTGCCGTGCAATGGTGCGGGCCTCCGAACGAGTGACAGCCATGGGCTCGACAATGCCGAGTTGGCTCTGTGCCGCCAGACGCGCCCTGACAATTGCCTGCGCACTCTCGGGACGGATCGAACGGCGCTCGCCGTCACCGTCGTACTCAGCCGACGCCTTCACATTGCGGACGGCATCAAAGGCATCGACGGCCAAGGCCGGATCGGAACGGCGAGCGTCAAGGAACTTCTTCGCCTTGGTCTCGGCCTTCCTGTACGTCTCCATGTCCTCGGCATAGCCAGGAGCGCCAGCAACCGGCTCAAGGGTTTTCAACCGCTGCTCGACTTCGCCTTCCGATAGCGTCTCGATCCCGTTCAGAGCCGTGTAAGTGCGGCGGGCGCGCTCGCGAGAAGCCAGCCACTCGTTCGCACCGTTCTCGCCAAGGACGGAAACAACCTTATCCTTGGACAGGCCGTTGAGTTCCTTGCCGGTCGTCTCGATCGAGGCAAGATCGTCCGCGATGCCGCGCTTGATCTCGGCCTGCATTTCGCGGTTCTGCCGCTGAAGGGCTTGGTTCTCGCGGGTGAAATCGCGCTGCGCATTCTCACGAGCCTGCACCTGACGCTCGGGCGGCATCAGGGAAAACATCCTGTCGGCTTCGGTCGGCTCAAACTTCATGCCGCCAAACTGCGATGCAACGGCTTCCGCATGTCTGGCGCGATTGGTCCAGCCGTCGATAGCCTGCGGCGTTCCCTTCCCCGATCCTGCCGGTCTCAGGAAATACTCAGCAAACGCCGCCGCAGCCTCGCGAGGCGTCTGTGCCTCACGAAGCTTCTTTGCCGCCGTCGCTTCTGACGTTTCCAACTCGTACTGGACAAATGCCAACTGTGTTCTGAAATCGCGCCAGTCGGACTTGTTTGCCGCTGCGAACGTTTTTAGGGCTTCCGCTCGTGTGCTGTTCCACTGCGAAACGCCAATGCTGTCGGTGCCATCGCGCCCGTCTCCAGGATTGCGAGCGCCAGACGACAGCTTGCTTTCCTGAATGAGGTTTCCGACGATGCCAGCCGCTTGCGCCGGGCTCCACTTCTGGCTCTGGAAAAACCCGAACGCTTCCTTGGACCGCTCGCCGATGTTGACCGGCATGGAGGCTTCAAGCCGTTCATTGCTCGGAAGCTGGTTGAAGCGGTCCCACGAGTAGCTGTCCGCAAACTGCCGCTTACGCTGCGCAAGTTCCTGCGGAGAGCGGATCACACCAGCCGAGTGCAGGCGGTCCAACTGCTCGTTGACGGAACGGATTGCCTCGTTGCGGACAGCCGGATCTTTCGACTCGATGGCCAACCGGCGCTGCGTCTCGATCTGGTTATCCGCATCAAAGCGCGTGCGCTCGTCGGATATCGCCTTGAACCGGGAGCCAGCACGAATGTCAGACTCGGCAGTCTGGACGTTCCACTTATCCAACGCCTGCTGACGGCGCACCGGATCGGTGATCTTGGCCGCAAAGTCGTTGTCGAGCTTGGCGAACCCACCACGCAGTTCCGCGATCCGGTTCGGATCATTCTCCTTGCTGATCGCGTCTTCAAGCTTCAGCCGCTCAATGGTCCGCTGGCTTTCGAGCTGGTTCTCGGACAGCAATTCCTTTTTGCGCTGTTCCTCGGCAAGGGCATTGATGCCGCTGGCAATCTCACGGCCCATGCTGGCATAGCCGCGCCCTTGTGCCGCCTGCCCTTCGGACAGTGACCGCATGCCCTGGGCGAGGCTTTCCAGCCCACGGCCATAGGCAGAGCCATCAATGGTCGAGACCTGCCGGCCACTGGCGACGGACGGAGCCGCGCCTAGAACCGTTGCGTCAGGAAGCCGAGCCATCAATAAATTCCCGTTCCGGTACGCATCACAACATCAGGTAGTTTAGGCCCGGATGCGCCGCCCCAATTGATGTTGCTGATGCTGGACCCAAGCCCCGCAATGCCGCTCACCAGAGAGCCGAACTGCGACGCCATAGAGCCCTGAGACTGCGCAATGGTGCCTGCCGTCTGATAGCCATAGCCAGCCGCCTTGAAGCCTGCCGCCTGCTTGGCAACCTTGCCGCCGTAGATTGCAGCGTTGGCCGCATCCTCAAGCCCACGCGCCGCGTTCTCGCCCTTGTACATCTCAGCAAGGCTTTCAAACTCGGTACGGCCTGCGATCTGGCCCGTCAGGTTGAGGACCGTATTGTCGGTCGCGCCACCGCCACCAGCCGCCGCGCGAGCCCGCAAGGTGGACTGTGCCAAGTCACCCTTGCGACGTGTCTCGAATGCCGCCCGCTGCTGCGATGCGCGGGCTTCCTGTGCCTGCTGCCGAAGCTGTGTCGCCCGATAGTCTGCCGCCGCAACGGCATTGTCCCCTTCGGCCTGTGCGCCAGCCTGAGCCACGGCACCGGCAAGGCGAGCCGTTTTCGCAGATGCAGCCGTTCCAGCCATGCCTGCAATCGTGCCGCCGATGCTCGCAAGAGAGCTAACCGCAGCCATCGTTGCAGAGATGGGCTCAAACACGACGCCCATGGAGGTCCAGCCCCAAGGCGCGTCATAGCCTGCTAGTGAGCGTGCCATACGTGAACCTTCTTCCCGTCAACAACTTCGCCCGTCTCAGAAAAGCCTAGCCGCTTGATCCACCTGTCCGCGGCCTCAAACGCTATATCCGTCGTGGCGTAAACCTGCTTGATGCCCAGCGGGATTGCATCGCCTATCGCCCGCTTGCCGACCTTGTGCAGCGTTATCGGCAAGGCCCGCAGTTCGTCCGTTATCTCTGCCCAAAGGAACACGTAGCCGTTGGGCATGAAGCCAAGCCCGCCGATGCCGATAACCCTGCCATCCTTCTTCACCGCGTAGGCACGGCAGCGATACGGCGGCGTCGTTGCAAAGTCCTCAGGCTGGGCCAAGGCGACTTCGATCATGCTGCCAGCAGTATCTCGTAAAGAACCAAGATATCCTCGATATCCTGCATGTCCTGTTCTTCTATCCTATCAGGGCCTTCAATGCTCGCCGTGAGCGTCGATGCCCCACAGATAAGCGCTTGGATGGCCATTGGCCAGCAGACACGCGGCGCTTCACCCAGGGCGAAGACAGATGCCCGCGCCTTGATCTTCGCGACCAGAACACCGGGGACAACCGGGACCGGCTTTGCCTTCTCCCGTGCGGCTCGTGCTTTCCGCTTCGTCCTCGCGTAGTGCCAGTGGCTATCGTAATCCTGCTCTACCGCACCAGCGACAGACAGTGTGGCCGTGACCGACGAGGTGCCCGCAATGGCTGCGGACATCGCATTCGGATTATCCTCGCCGCCGAAATAGTCCGGGGCGAAATAGTCTGGCGCGAAATAGTCGGGAGGGAATGTCCCGGCCATCAGTCTACATCCAGCGTCACTGCCGTTCGATTGCCGCTGCCGTCAACGGACGCCACGATCCGATCCGTCGTGTCCCCGATATCGCGGATAGTCACCGTCGCCGTGCCAGCCCCGCTAACCTCGCCGGCCAACGCAGACGCCATGACACGCATCATCTGTTCCGCCGTGTAACCAGCCTCAAGCGCCTGCGTCCAGACGGCATTGGCAAGGCTTGTCGGAGACAGCTCCGTGAAGGGCGTAATCTCCGCTTCCAGCGTTCCCGTGGCGTAGCGCGTGGCCGAGAAGGTTGCCGCACCCGCGATAGTCGTGGTGCCCCAGGCGAGGGCCGTAATGGCAAACGTCGGGCTTGCCGATCCGCTGATGGTTGCCGCGCCATTCAGGGCCGCAAAAGAGTTGCCCGTAACCGTGGCCGCGCCGCTGATCGTCACCGAACCGGAAACGACGAGCTGGCCCGTGAAGGTGCCGGACGCGACACCCGAGATAGTCACCTCGCCGTTCTTGCCGCCCGCGATGGCCAGCGTTGACGAGGCGACGCCTTGCGCCTCATTGGCCGACTTAAGAGCGCCGTCCTTCTGCGGCAGGAGCCACGTATAGCCCGAGCGGTAGCCGTGAGGCAGACCGACTTGCTCGTCAGTCCACGCCTCGCTTGCGATGAGGTTTCGCTTGGTCCCCGTCAGGCTCGAATTCGAAAGCAGCGCGGATGGATAAGCGTTGTTGGACGCGGTCGCGCCGAAGATGCGAACTCCAGACGAGCGATCTCGATAGCCGTTCTGGAGGATCGCCATGGTCAGCCGCCGTATGCGTAGTCGAAGTCGATCATCACGGAACCAGCCGACGACGTAGCGCCCGTGTTGAAGCACAGGAACTGGATGTTGGCCCCGTCCCTGATGCGCGGCAACGAGGGAAAGGCGTTCAGGAAATCGACCTTCGTATAGAGGCCGGTTGCCGGAACCGGGATCGTGAACAGCGGACGGCACAGGCCGATGATGACCGTACCGGACGCATGCGCCGTGCCGGACCAGACCAGCGAGACGATGTCCGAGACGCCCGTGTCGCCCGCCGCCTTGGCCAGGAACGGGTTGAACTTGTTTGCCGCCGTGCCGGTGTTCAGAAGCGCACCCAGCGGCAGGGAGGCCGTCGAGGTGAACGACGTGGTGGCACCAGCGCCGCCGCCCGTATCGCTGTAGTTGATGACGCAGGTAGGCGCGTTGGCCCCCAACGCCGTATCGGCAGCAACGAACAACTCCAGGCCCGTGCCGGTCGGATAACGATCGCCCGTGCCGCCGCCCGAAGCCAGCGCCGTCATGGTCACCGTCTTGGTGCCCGTCGTGCTGACGTTGGTGCCAGAGAGAGGAACGAACCCGATAAGGTCGATGGCCATGATGATCCACGGCGCACCAGCAGCAGCCACGATGGTAGCGCCCGCGCCCAGCACATGCTTGGTCGCCGTCGAGACGTCGCCGCCGTGATAGATCGTGCCTTCAGACCACGTATCGTCCGTTGGTACGTAGGTCAGATCGGTTCCGGTGAACGTTGATGCAGCCGGGAACCCGTTGTGTCCAGACAAGAGCGTCCACGTTCCAGCCGTCTGCGCGGCGGCAAACGTCTTGTTGGAAAAGCAGTTGCCGTATTTTCCGTTGGTCGTGATCTGGGTCACGAGGTCATCGGCTGAAGAGAAACCCATTGGTCAGTTCCACGTTGTTTCGAGCAGGCCCACAAGGACCGAAGATGCCAAAGACCCACCATGACCGCAGGCGAAGAGGCCAAGCCTTGCGCCGTCGATGATCTGCGGGGGCGCATGATTGATGACGCTGGCGAACTCGTCGCAGCAGCCGTAGCTCTCAAGGTTGCCTGTCGTGGTGCGGCGGCTTTCCTGCGTCACGTAGGCCGTCATGATCGGACGGACGAGAACAAGGCACATCAGCCCGCCGCCGCCCGCCGTGAACGTCACGCTCTCAATGCTCTTCACGCCGTAGTCGCCCGCAGCCAGCGAGCAATACGGGTGATAGCTTGCCGCCGATCCAACGCTTGACGCCACGACCTGACCGCCCGCCGCCACGACAAACGTGTTGTGAGCCTGCGACGTTCTGCCGGCAGTCCCATCCTGGTTCGTGTAGCTGAAGGTAAAGCTTCCGTTGGTCGAGGATGCCGACTGTCCGACAGCGATTACCCGTGCATGATCGTAGCGCGGCAGCGTCAGGCTGGTCGTAAGATCCTGCTGTTCACCCACCGCATCGGTGTCGATGAACGGATAGTACATCAGGATATCGGCGAGGATGATCTGCTGCCGACCGTTGGCCGTCGAGGTTGCCGCGCTGGCTGCACTCATCAGTTTGAGGTTGCGTAGGAACTGCTTGGCCGGACTGACGGTCGGCACGTAGATGCCACGGTCTGCATCAACCTCGGCAGCCACAAGTGGCGACGACGCATAGAAGTTCGCGACCGGAGAACCGCTGTAATAGCTGTAATCCGTCCACGCGCTCGTTGTCGTCGCCGCCGTGGAGGCAGCCTTGCGGAACTGCGTGATGTGGTACTGGCCGAGAGTGTCGGCGTCCACCCACTCACGCAGGTTCTTAAACCCAGCCATCAGTCTTCCGAAATGCTCAGCGCGCCGATGGCGAACTGCGGCTGAATACCAGACGACACAGCCAGCGATGCCGACAGCGCGCCCTTGTAAAGCAGCGTGGTCGTGGACGATGCCGCAAGCCCAACGCCAACATGCGTGATCGTCTCGGAGCCGCCCGTACACTGCGGGAACTGGACAAGCGCCGCGTTCGTAACCGTGTTGCCGCTGACCGTCCAGCCGGAACCAGACCGCGCCACGGCAACACGCGCATAAGACGTATAAGCCGCTTCGTTCGTCGCCTGCGTCCCGGCCTCGCCTGGGTCAGCCGTGTGAAGGCTGACATACAGGTTCGTATTCGGACTTGTCGTATCATTCTCGGCGATGCCATCGAAGGTCGTCGCCTTGAACACCAGTTCAAGCAATGCGGTTTCAAGTGCGTTTGACTTTGACATTGGGGTTCCTTACCCGTTCGTGACCATACCGATGACTGCCGCCATGACCGTGACTGGGCGCGGCGCATAGCCCTTCAGATACAATCTGCTGTCAGTGTCCCATCGGCCAGACAGCGAAATCATGTCCTGATCGTAGACATCCCAGATGGCATCCGGGTCCACGTCCTCGGCCCCTTCCACTTCCGGCAGGGGATCGAGCGTGTCCTCGTCGTCGCCGTAATAGAGGCCCTTGGCGTGCGTGTCGGCCAGGATGAGCCCGAGATGGTCGAGACGCTTCTTCTGCGTCAGGGCCGTGCCCTGCTGCGCTGCATATGCCAGCTTGGCGCTCTTGAACCTCGCCGTGTAGGGAAGCCCCACGACAGCCTCGCTGACCGTCGTGCCGAGCGTGATGGCACCACCTGAAACCGGATATGTGGTCTGAGACGAACCGACACCCGGAGACAGATCCACCCCATCGGCCCACACCACGACGTTCTCGCCTTCAAGATGATCAAGGCCCGTGATGGTCGAGGTGGCCGCACCCGAGTACGTGATGAAGCTGTCGGCCTGCTTGTTCAGGGTCTCGCCCACGCACTCGTCCAGCCTGGACCACTTCTCATGATACCGCTTGGTCGATCCGTTGATGGTCCGCTTGACGATGTAATAGACGCTATCTTCCAGCGCGCCCGGCAGGACATAGACGCCTTCAATCACGCCGTCTGTCTCGAACGTCCACCACGCTTCCACACCGTCGTCCTGATCGAACAGGAGAACCGCAACCTTGCCGTCATCCTTGACGAAGTGAATGGCCGTATCGGGCTGGCGCTGGACGCCTAGATCCACAAAGCCCGGCATCCCGATTTCTTCATTCAGTCGGGTCATGTCCTTGGTCGCGTAGGACTGAATGTTGATATCGAACACAACCTGATAGATGCGCCGGTTCGATGCCTGCACAAAGATGATGCGGTTATCGACCTTGACCGCAGACAGCCTTGCCGACCCCTGCGTAGAGAATGCTTTCAGGTTGAAGTTCGTTGGCGTCAGAGGCTCGTCAAAGCTGGACGACTTCGCCTGAATGACCGAGGCATCCGCGCCGGCAATCAATCGCTCCGTGCTTACCAGCCAATTGATGGTCGCAATTGGCCCTTGCCCGATAGTGCGATCAATCGGCGCGGCATCGCCTTCCTGGCTATCGTCAAAGTCCGTGTAATCGTCCGAGCTGGAACCCCAGAAGCGATCATTGCCAGCCCACCAGATACGCCCCTCATGGAGCGCAACAGAGGTCGGCCAGCCACGACGGGACGACCACGATCCCTCGCGCCAATCGAACGTGGCCGTGTTGTTCGAGAAGTCGTTCAAAACCTCAACATCAACCGACGTGGAGGAATTGAACGTCAGGACGCGGGCTACACCCGTGCCCGTTCCGCCTGGGAACGAGAGCGACACCGACGCCGTGCCAGACCCATAGGCTGCTGCCTTGAACCCGATGCGATACCAGACAATCGAATTGTCCAGCGTGTCGTCATAGTTCGCCGTCGTGCTGGAGGTTGTCGTCAGAACGTCGGTGAACCCGGTCGTGGCGCTGTCGAACGAACGCTGGAGCGTCAGTGTCCCGGTCCACGTTCCCGTTGCGGAATAGACGAACACGCGGCCAGCATCGACGCCCGTGACCCTGATCGTGGAAGAATACGTATCCGAGGCCGTCAGCGTGCCGGACCCAATCTGGCCCGTATGCGTCAGTTCGAACAAGCCGCCGACATGCGTGGATTTGAACAGCGGACGCGATGCCGTCAACGTCGTATTGCCGGTCAGGTCTCCAGGCGTGATCGAAACCGACGTGTCGCCGTTGAAGTTGAACGGGCCATTGTCCGACTTGTATTCCACGAAGGACCACGAGTAGGTGCCGCGACGTTCAATCTTGCGCTGCTGATACCCTTCGCAGGCGATGAACACCACGTCAGCCGACTGTTCTGTCCTGAGAAGTTGCAGGTCGTCTTCCGTGTAAGGCGTCGTCAGGGTCATGACGCCAGACGCCTCGATGGTGCAGGACGACACGATCTTGTCGAGCGTCGAGATACCTTCGAACTGGACGTAGAACGCCACGGTCGGCACGAACGAAAGGCTATGCGTTCCCGTGTCGAGCGTCGTGGTCGCGACGTAATCGTCGCCGCCGTTCGTGGTCCCGACGCGAAACTTCACAGGACCGCGCTCGACGACAACCCGGATAGCATGACGCTTGCCGGCATCGCCAATGCCCAGCGTCGCAAGCTGATGGGCCGTAGCGACACCACCAGACGAAACAAGGTTCAGGGTCAGCTTGTCTGACGAGATGACCGACGTGCCGCCGCCAGACGTTGTCAGAACCCACGATGGGCCAGCCGTGAAATCGGCAAGCGATGAGGTGACAGCGACGCGGGTGACAGGCGTGTCATCCACCAACACCCTTAGAATTCCAGAGGAGAACTCTAGCGCGGCATAGTCCGACGATGAGAAGATAAACGGGATAACCCGCGACTTCGCATCATTGTATGTGCTGGTCACGTAGCCCAGACCAGGGCGCAGCATCATCGGGCCAAGCGTGCGAGGCATCCAGTTTGTCTGTTCCTCGGCAGACATGCGCAGGCGTTCAACGTCGGTGCGGCCAAGCGCGTGCTTGGATACGACCCCACGATTGTATGCGAAGACGCCGATATTCTGTTTAGCCAACGTTGCAGTCCTTGTGCAACTGCGTGGCGATGTCTATATTCGGAGCATTCAACTGGAGAACTCCAATGCGCTTTGACATGACAGGCCAACGGTTTTCGTCACTAACTGTCATGAGGTTGGCTGAACACCAGACACCGCAGAAACCGAAACGATGGGTATGCTTATGCGACTGCGGCAATGAGCACACGACTGACCGCACAACGCTAATCAACGGAAAGGTGAAAAGCTGCGGGTGCAAAAGAGGCACGCATCGTCAGTCGCGAGCGACCGGCAATAGCCCCACTTACTCCACGTGGCGGTCCATCATGTCCCGCTGCTTCCAGCCAAGTTCCCCGGCTTACGCCTATTACCAATCGATTGGTGTCACCGTCTGCGAACGCTGGCGCACCTTTGAGAACTTCCTTGCCGATATGGGCGAACGCCCCGGTTTGGAATTCACAATCGACCGCCACCCCAACAAGCTGGGCAACTACGAACCCGGCAACTGTCGATGGGCAACCAAACGCGAGCAGGCCAACAACCGCGTTACCAACAAGCTGCTTGAGTATCGCGGCAAGACGTACACGATGGTTGAACTTGCCCGACACGCCGGCATGACGAAAGAGTTCCTTCGTGGCCGCCTTCGCGCCGGATGGTCCGTAACAGACGCCGTAGAGAAGCCTCGTCAACCGCCGCGCTATTACCCGCGATGGCGCAAGAAGTCCGTTGTCAGCTAAAGCGCCCGTTCCAGCGCGACCGACCGCGCATGCCGTTCGACCGGGACTGCACCCACGTTCCAGTCGGCGGGAACTCCATGGCTTGGTTCATGGCGTCCTTGGCCAGAGCGTCAGCCTTGGCTTTCCGCAGATCCTTGACCAGTTCTGCGTTCCGCGTTTCGCTGGAATTGATGTTCAGGCACACAGCCTTTGCCAAGGCATGCTCGACATAGGCCGTGAACGAGCGTGGCCACAGCGTGAGGTTCAGGCCCGTGTCTACATCGTTCGAGACGTAGCGCAGATAAAGCGGCTCTACGTCGGCGAAGATGTAGCCCTGCTCATCGTTCCAATCATCAAGCGGCGGATCAAACCGCTCGTTGGCGCTCATCTTGTAGGTACGGACCCAGTCGGACGGCTTGTCGAATGCGTAGTTCAGGCCGAACTCCGGCACCACGTCGGTCGAGGCTTCAAGCTCCACCGTCCGCATGGCGAAGTTCCAGAACCCAGCCTCAAGGCAAGTCGCCACGACATCATCATAGGCGTCGTCCAGTTCGCGCCTGGACGAGCGATCCTCTGACAGTGAAGCCAGACGACGCTCGCCAAGCGCCCGGAGAGCGCCGTTGTAGATTGATAGCTTCGATGCCATGGCGCGGTATCCTTACGCAGCGAACGTCTTGGTCAACTGCGCCTTGGCCAGTTCGGCGTCGGACTTGCTCGCCAAGCCCTGCTGCATGGTCTGGTTGTCGGTCAGGCGCTTGACGCCCCACTGGCCCTGCGGACCCAACCACTTCACGTAATACGGCGAGGCGGTATCCTCGATTTCCGTCGTGCCAGCCAGATCGACCTTGCGCAACTCAATGACAGACGCCGCCTTGTCGTTTTGGGCCACCACGTAAAGTTCCGCAAACCAAGTCCGGTTTTCCGCGTGAACCTCAATGATGTCGCCAATGCGCAGCTTCCGAGCAACGTTGACCCAATAATCGCTTTCCAGCATCCGCACATAGGACGTGGCTTCGTCCAGCGTGACAGACCAGCGGTTCGTCACGAAGTCAGCACGCTTGAACCCGCCCTCCATGAGAAACTTCTTGAGCACACGCGGCGGAACAGGAATGGGCGTAACGGTCGGTTCGGCTTCAGCCATGGAACACCTTGGTTCGGGTTAATGGAGAAGCGGGGAGCCGAAGCCCCCCGCCGTAGTGCGTTAGTCGCCGGTCGTGGCCGAGCCCACGGTCGTGCCGAGCGCGATGTCGGCAGCGCCGCCAGCGGTCACGGACTCGACGCGATGGAAGGTCGTCAGCGGCGTGGCGGTATCCACGACGATGAAGCTGTCAGAGACAGACAGGCCAAGCGCGGAGCCGTTGGTCACGAAGTCCGCCGCGTCGATGGCACCGGCAGCGTCAGCAGCGGTGACATACATCCAGATCTTGCCGTAGCCACCGATGCCCTGGGCAACCAGCATCGGAGGAGCAGAAACAGAATAAGCCATGATGGCTCTCCTTTCAGGTTTTCAGTTGTTAGGTAGCAGCGAAGCCGGAACCGTCGTGGGTGATCTTCACGATGCCGCTGTTCTGGAGGATCTTCGATCCCATGAACACCGAGCAACGGGCATACGAATACGCCTGCTCCTCGTTCATGCCGATGGCGATATCCATCTCGCCCGTGTTCACCGCCTGCCCGATGGCGTTGCGATGGTACACGTAGCAAAGCTCGGCAGCGCCGCCCGCACCAGACAAGTTCGGATGCATGATCCAGTTGATGCCCGCCCAGCGGCGATACGTGCGGATCGGACCCGAGAAAGGCTTCACCTCGACGTAATCCGCTGATGCAAACTCCTTGGTCTGCATCAGGTAGGCATACCCGCCCGGCGAGATGACGCCGAACATGTTGTCTTCCTCCTGGATCGGCACGTCAGCGTTGCCGAGAATGGCAACCGCGTGCATGACCTTGGAGAGCGACAGGGTAGCGGCAGCGCCGGCATCCTGCGTAGCGTTCGAAAGTTCGGTCAGGATGTCCTGATCCATCTTCCGGTTGATGACGTTCATCACGCCCTTCTGCATCACCCGGCGCTGGTCACCCTGCGACTGGAAGATGTTGAAGTTTGTGACCTGAACGAGATCGTGCCATTCGACCAGCGTCGCAGAAGTCTGCGTCAGGTCGTTGCTGCGGGCCGGGATGAGACCCTGAACACCGCGAGTAACAGCGGTCGCGCCGCCAGTACCAGCGATAAGGAAGGTCGCCGTGTTGCCCTTGATGACCGCTTCACGAGTAACGGTCGTGGAAAGCAGGGACTGGTCCTGCTCGAACGACAGGACCATTTCCTGCCGAAACTGAGTCTGCGGGGCCGTAATAGCCATTTGATCACCTGTAGAGTTGGATTGAGGTTTGGTGACCGCAGGCGTCGGGTTGTCCTCACGCGCGCGCGCAGGGTTGTCCGATGGCCGAACCATCGGGGCCGTTACGTGCCGTCAGGGGCTTTCGCGTTGGTCTGAGGTAGTCGGGTGCGCCTTGAGCCGGGGCCTTGCGGGTTGTCCGGTTCCTTGGTCGCGGGTCTTAGGCAGCGCGGCCTTTCATCTGGTCACGCGCGCCGAGCAGTTGCTGATACTCGTTCTGCACTGCCGGGTTCTTCCAGTAGGCGTCGTCGCGGTTGCGGATCATCGTTTCGATTTCCGTAATCCGCGCTTCGCCTGCTTTCATCATGTCCCCTGTACCAGCCGGAACGAGGCTGGCCATCGGGTTGACTGTGCGCGCCAGGGAATTCAACCAGCGCAGCACCTCGGGATGGTCACCGATCAGGTTCCCATCAGGAGTACGGGAATTGAACAGCACGTCAGCCAAGCCAGCCGGCGCGTTCGCTTCCATGAAATTGGCAACTGCCTTGACCTCAGTCCGATATGCAGGCCCCCATTCGGCCCGCAACTGGTCCTCGGCAGTGGAGCGGAAAGTCTTGTCACGCTCGAAATTCTGGGACTGAACCTCGTCCATCATGCCGTAGTACCAGCCCAACGTTTTGTTGAACTGGTCAGCAGTCATGCCGAGTTCATGCGCCGTCTTCTGGAAGCCCTCGATCAGCGGCTTGTCCGCCTCACCCGGCACCATGCCATTCGGCAGGTTCGGGCGATATTCCTCGGGCGCGGCCGGCAGACCGTTTTCCTTCCGCCAAGCCGCGACTTCCTCAGGCGTGGCATCCGGCTTTAGGCCAGACTTCAACTGCCCGCTGCTGATCTTCGCTTCAAGGGCGCGGTACGCCTTCCACACGTCGGCAGGCGAGCCCATGCGCTGGAGGCGAGCGAGTTCCTTGGCATCCTCGCCGGCAACCTTCGTGCGCCAGTCCTCGGGCCAATCCGCAGGTGCGGCGACAGGCTTCTCGACGGGCTCGCTACCGGCCAGCGTTCCAGCGGGCTGCGGAGCCTCACTGACGGCAGGAGCGACCTGCGCCTGTGTCTCGGTGCCGGAAACGACAACGGCCCCCGTAGGGGCCGCGCTGGTCGTCTGCTCTGTGGTCGTCGCCGCGATGTCTTCGCTCATTGATGTCCCTGTGGTTTGCTGACCACCGAAGCCGGAAGGTTGATCAGCTTGACGATCTGCTGGCCTACGTGACGCGCGCCCTGTGCGAACGCCGTGCAATCCGGCTGGCCTGCGAAAAACGTGGCGTCATAGGTGCCGGCACAACGGATGATCCAGTCGATGGCGCGCCGCTGCTGACCCTCATTGGCGATCCCCTTGGCGACGGCCTGGAGCGCGTAGGCGTCGTCTTCATTCCATGGGAAGGGATGCCAAGGCTGGTGGACGGCAGGCTTCTTGGCCATCAACGCTTGGCCCACGTCTCTAGGTACATGCTGTCGTCAGGCTCAGGAGGGCAGGCAAACCCAAAGCCGCCCGCCAGATCCCGACGCGGATGGTTGAGCCTCGGCACAACGCAGTCTTCACGCGGCCACATGGTCTGCTGCGGAACCCCACGCTTGGGATGCCGCAACGGCTTGCCGCTCGGATGCTTAGGCTTGTTCACTCAACACCCGCCATTGCAAGAGACTGTGCCGCCTCGCCGCCCGACTTCAGCATGTCGATGCCCTGTTGCACCTGCATCGTCTGGTTCGCCGCCGCCGCCGCCTGCTGTGCGGCATCCACAATCATCGCGGCTTCCTCATCCGTGTTCATCCACTTGGACGGAGCGCCAGCTCCATCAAGCGCGTCACGGATAGCCTGCTGCGTGTTGAACACCGCCGTGGCATGCGGATCGAGTTGTGCCGCCGTGGCCAGAAGGTTCGCGCTCTCAATGAACGCCTGAGCATTGGCCCGCTTGACGCCAGCCTGGAGCGGGCTATCGAACTCGAACCGGATTTCCTGCCCACGAAGGACAGGCGGGATATCCATCAGAGACCCAAACGCGCCATTCTCCAGCGCCAGTTCGAACGTCTCGTCACACAGGGCAGAGTTGTATTCCTGCTCCATGGGCTCAAACAGCGGGAGCGCCGAACGCACCCACTCCTCATAAACCATCCGCATTTCCGTGGCCGTGCGAACCTCACCGAACTGAGGCATGCGGACCTGATCAAGATAGAACGCCCGCGAGAGGATCTGTTCAATCCGCATGGCCTGATCCGTGCCCCAGTTCAGGCCCGTCTTGTCAATCGTCATGGGACGCAGAACTTCACCCAGACGCTCATCATAGTCGGCATCAACCCACGTTACGCCACCGGCATAGGTGTTCACGCCGCCGTTGATCATCTCGCCGACCGCGATCATGGGCGGATCGACCGCCTTCTGTCCCGCCTCCAGCAAGGTCAAGGTCATCTGCTGCAACAGCCGCGCGTCAGCCAGTCCGACATAGGCCGGGCCATGCGCGTATTGCGAACCGCTCACCGTCTGCCAGCGCGGGATAATGTAGCCCAACCGCTTCTTCGGCACTTCCTCAAGGATCGTCTGGTTGTCGCAGTCGATGTAGATCGAGACGAACCCGAAGCCCTTACGCTTCTTGAACTTCTCGTCAGAGATTTCCCATTGGTCGGCAGGGATGACGATATGCCGGCACTTCACTTCCTTGAACGGCTCTTTGTCAGCCAGTTCCTTGACCTTCGGATCGACCGTCTTCGGGAACAGGTTGGCCAGATTGCGGGCCTGCACCTTCCAGTTGCGGTGAACCGTGTCGATCTCAAGCGAGGCATTCTCGGCCCAGACCACATCACGCAGATGCCACGAGCGATAGAGCAGCCCATCCAAGTCTTTGTTCACATCGACGCTCAGGACGCACTGCCCGAACGTCGCAAAGTCGTGGTCGCCTTCCTTCGTGGACCGGACGAAATGAGCCCGCTTGTCGTAAATCACCTTGCGCTGAACGTCGGTTGCCCAATCAAGCCACTGCTTGGCCCCGGCATCCTCGTTGATCTTCTCTTCCGATGTCCGAATGCGGAACCATTCCTGGCCGCGCGGACGCAGCATGGCAGACAGCGTGTTGCCCAGGTCGCGGCGAACAAGAGCCGGCGTGCTGGTCAAGAGCGACGTGCTGTCGAACATGGACGAACCCTTGCGGATCGTCGTGAAGTCGGCACGCTCGGCGTAGAAATTCTCGGCAATTTCCTGCCAAACAGAGACCAAGCTGGAACGCTGGCTAAACAGCTTGTCACCCTGCTCAGTGAGGCGACGAATTGGGTCCTTTAGACTCACGACAACGCCCTTTCAACGGACCAGCCGTAGCGAAGCCGCTGGGTCACTTTGTTAGGAGGAAGACCAACTCGACGCGCGGCTTCAGAGGCCGTCAACGTTTCTCCGTTGACAAGCAGTGCTAGATTGCCTCGCCGGTTAGACGCTTGTTCAATGCGTGTGGCCCAACGGACATTGCCGGGTTCATAATTTCCGTTGTTATCGATCCGGTCCAACGAGTGATCTGGCGTCGGACGATGTCCTACAGCTGCCGCGAATGCCAAAAAATCGTTGCGCCATTCTTCCGCAACAGTAATGCCTCGGCCGCCGTAGTTGTGCCATTCGCGGCACTTTGGATTAAAGCAGCGCGTCTTTATCCCAGACCACGCGCGGTACAGATAGTCGCGCTTTTCATACTTCCTAACTGCGTCGTGCGCTTTTGAAACAACACGTCGAGCATGTTCCTTCTGTAAGCACCCGCAGGATCGCGCGCTGCCACGGCGGAGATTGCTTCCGGAAGAGACGGTTTCGTCGCCGCAATCGCAAACACACTTCCACCGGGCCGTTCCATCGGTGGCATTCTCAGCGCGACCAATCACGGTCAATCGTGCGAACCGCTGTCCCGTAATGTCTTTGAGGCTCATGATACTTCCTTGCCCCAACGAGCGTTCATTTCGTGCCAGATGGTCAGCGCAAGCATTCGAGCGCCAGGATCACCGCTCAGAAACGGACGGATTACGTTGCGGATTTCAGCCCGTGCTTCGGCCAATGCCTCAAGCCTCGGAACCGCTGCACGCTTGGCCTCGTCCTGCGCCTTGGACACTTCATCCTGTAGATGCGCGACCTGACGCTTCAGGTTCTCGATTTCCGCCCGCAAGCCCGGAAAGGCAGAGGCAATCTCAACAGCCTTGGCGCGGGCTTCATCCAACGCAGCAAGGGCAGACAGACCACGCTCGATAGCCTCAGCATGCGGAAGCAGCCGGCGAGCCTTGAGGTTGTCCCTCGCCTCGCTCAACTGCCGAATGACGGCTTGGTCCACGTTACCGCTTCACCTTAATTGGCTCAGATAACGCACGCTCAACAGACCAGCCATTGTACAGCCTGTTCCTTACGGCGCTATTTGAAAGGCCCGACGCTTTGATTGCTTGGCAAAGCGTCATCCTTCGCCCGTCATATTCAACTATGCGATTTGCCCTACGGTTGTTTTGCTGTTCGGACCTTGTTGCCCATTTTACATTTCCGGGCTGGTACCCAAGATCGTTGTCTATGCGATCCAACGAATGGCCCGGCGATGGACGCGGGCCAACGTCGTTTAGAAACGCCATGAAATCGGCATTCCATTTGTCGCACACACGAATTCCGCGCCCGCCATAATTTGGATAATTGGGGTTCTTGCTGTTCCCACAGCGCGATTTCATCCCAGCCCAGATCCAATATTCTTGCGTCTTTGTAAGACCGTGTTTTACCGGCCTTGGATTTGCGAGCCGCGCTTTGTCGGCTTTGTCAAGACCGCACTTCCTGCACAACTGCCCACTCTCAAGATGGTCACGTCGCACAACAAGTTCTGCCCCACAAGTGCAGATACACCGCCAATAAGGCACTGAGCTTTTCCGGTCAGAAGCCCGTTCTATAACCCGAACGCCGTTTAAGATTTTACCCGTGTAATCGCGATATGCACCCATTGTGCTGTACTCCTGATTTGCTATCAGAAGAATAGCACATATCTTGGCTAACCCAAACGACTACTCTCATACGAGTCAGACCCAGCAGAACCGCCAGCCTGAGACATGATCGTTGAAGCGCGACCGCCACGCTGCATCCGGCGACGGATCTCGGCCTGCTTGGCGCGGTTCACCTCGACGCTATCCGTATCCGGCATGGTCGCAGACGGCGTCACCTCAGGAGTGGCAATAGGCGTCGCGTCAGGCATGACGATGGTCGGCGTCTTCGGCTTGAACATGCTCTTGATCCAACCAGTCATCGACGGCCTCCAAACCTGCTCTTGATGTCTTCGTACCCTCGGCTCACCTTGGGCATTTCGCCCATGGAACCGCGCTTCAATTGCCGCTTGACCGACTGCAAACCACCGTCCAGGGCCATGACAACCGCATCGCCCTTACCCGGAGAACGCCCTAGCCGCTTCCGCAGATCGTCCTTGCTCTCGATCAGAATTCCGTTTGGCCGCAGCGACCATGTCGGCGCGGCCAGATCCGACCGCAATTCAGGATCAGGAGGCAACGCAATCACCGATCCGCCCGGCTGGTCTGGATCGAGTTCCTCACGCATCCGCCAATAGGCTTCCGCGCGCCGGTTCATGAACGCCAGAGAACCATCCTTGGTCCGTGCCGCACTACTCGTCGCCCCGTTGAATTTCACAATCTTGGACTGCACGCCTTCGCGCTTGCCCAGCCCGTTGTCCTCAAGCCGCATGACGACCGTGCCGCCATAGCCGCCGCCCATATCGACAATCACCGGGCAATCATCCCGTCGATGCTTCATGACCGTTGCAGCCATGGTCGAACCGTCCGCCGTGTCCTCACCCTTGGTCGTGACAAGCGGGCCGTACCAGCCTCCGTAACGATAGGCCAATTCCGCCGCGTCAGAGCCACCGCCAGCGGCATCGAAGCCCATGGCAGTCATCAGGACACCTTGCGGCGGTTGTGCCGTCCAGCGGGCCTGTGCGGCCTTGATCCACTCAGTCGGGATAACCTGAAAGTCCGCGTCCTTCAGTCCGACCGAAAAGTCCCCATCCTTATAGGCTCGCCGCAACTCATCCGGCAGCGAAGCCAGAACGCTCGCATAATTTGTGGCCGCAAGATCAGGATTGTCCGACAGCGCCGCAGGAATGAAGGTCCGCGACCGCGCCGTGATCATTTCTCCGTTGACCAAATGCGGCCCAGGTCCATCCACCTCGGCATCCTCGCCGTTGATGGTCGTGAACCAACGAAGCTCCCCAGGCTGCGCCGGGTTAGGGTGCGTGTCGTCCAGCCATGGAGCCCAATACTTGATGACCCACAAGCCTTCTGCCGTCGTCGGCGGATTGCTCGTCACCAGCACACGGCACCGCTGCCCTGGAATGGCCGAACGGTTCCACCCGATGATGAACCGATACTGGCTCTCCAGAAAGTCAGTGCCCTCATCGAACACGATCAGATCGTGCGGATCACCCTTGAACCGCTGCTTGTCGCTTTCCTGTTCGCAGCCCGCAATGTCGATCTGCTTTTCGTCCAGCTTCCACCGCTGCAACTGGCCATTGTAGCCGTTGCGATGGCCGAGGATTTCCTCAATTCGCGATACGAGCTTGACCGCATCCTTGTTGATGCGACGCAGCAAGAGCGACCGACGATGCGCCGTCAGGGCGAGCCCGACAGCCAGATCCGTCTTCCCGCCACCGGCCTGCCCGCCGTAGAAGGTCTCATCGGCGGTAGAGAAGAAGCACGTCGCTTGAGGCCCGGAATTGGGCACCCATACCATGTCAGCCGTCGCGGCCTTTGCATCCGCGACGACCTGATTACGAACGTCCTCTGGTAGCGCCTTTACACGCTCCAGAAGCTCGTCAAGAGCACTCATCCGCGCATGACGTGCAGAACGTCGAGACGGCAGCTATTGGACGAAGACGCATTCGACCACGTAGCCGACACCGCGATCAGCTGGGCAATCGTGGTGTTGAGCGTCGTGCTAGCCAGAATGTCGTCCTTGGCCGTCATGGTGCCCTCAGCAGCCGGCACCGACTTGCCATGGCCGAACCCGACAACCGTGCCCGTCGAACCGACCGAACGAACGATCAGCTTGTACCAGCCCGAAAACACGTTGTTGTCGGCAACGTCCGTCGCCGCATGCGTGAACAGAAGCGTGCCCAGCATGCCACCCAGATACACCTTGATCGCCAGCGTATCGGTCGAGTTGGTCGCCGTCGCGATGCCCTGCCAGTAGATGTCGATCACCTCGCCGGCAACGAGCGTGTTGGCCGGGATCGTATAACTGGTTGAGAACTCCGTTTCCGCAGCCGTGTTGCTGATCGCCGTAGATGCCGCAGTGTTGGCGTAGGCCGTCCAACGCTGGAGATTGACGCCGTTGTTGTCGCCACGATCCGTGACCAGATTGCCAGGACGGTCGATGCCGACCCGCTTGCCGTGAAGAGACGTAAGTGCTGCTGTGTCAGCCATGGCCAACCCCTTTGCTTAGATTGCTGTTGCTGCGGGATTGCCAGCTACCGGCTGGCGCGGTCGTTACGGCAACGCCTCGTATTCGGCGTTGGTGATATTGCCGTTGGTGCCCATGGCGTTGGTCCACGAGGAGCCGTCTTGCGCCAACGTGTGGACCGAATCCGCAACGCAGTTCTGGGTCACTGCAATTCCGTAGTTCTTGTTCTGTATGTCCGCCTGGGAGTCCGGCCCGCCGCTGCCATTGATGACCCGAATGCCGTCAATGATGGCTGGGCTGTCCGCCCTGATCCCGAAATACTCCGGCGAAAGAGGCGTCACTGTCTTATGGAACTTGATCACGCCACGTCCTGGCTTCTCAGGATGCGTGCCGTAAACCCGGCAATTTGTCACGCCGCCATTGATCGCAATTCCGCTACGGACCAGCCCGTCCGACACGCGCTGCGTGACCTCGATATACGGATCAACAATGCGCCCACCTTCCAAGAGCACGGCCGGCGTCTCCGCACCGCCACCGATATTCTGGTTGAGGTTGAACACCGCTCCGTTTTGCTGCGTCCAATCGCGAGTAGGCCCATAATTTAGGTCAATTATCGCCGACACGTTTTCCCAGAGATAATCCCCGCCGCTGTAATTGGAGGAGAAATACCCGTTGATCGCGCTACAGTTCTTCATCCCGCCGCCGTCGGCCTGGAATATCTCATACGCGTTGCCGATCCTGTCGCCGTTGTACGTGCAATCCTCGATCCACGAGTCGATGCAATATGCGTTCAGGAAAAACCACGACGTATAGCGCTGGAGATTGCCGTCGTTATAAACGGCGTGGCAGTTCCTAATAGACGAATAGTGTGTAAGCCCCATCACGGGCCCGCTGAACGTATTGTAGAACCGCATATTATACATTGAGCAGTATTCTTCGCCGTTGATACCGCTCTGCCTGTTTCCTCCCAACGTCATGGTATTATCCATGAAAGCGTAGAACTTGTCGATGTCGTGGCAGAAGCCACGGTTCTCCAGAACATTCCCTTCGCGGGTCATGGAGTGCCAAGTGTTATGCGAGCCGTAGTGGTACACCCAAAAATCTGAGCCGCCCATCGGCGTATGAAGAACCGTGCTTGAGATGGACTCCCCGTGGACGGTCCAATACCTCGTTTCCGGGATAGTGCATTTCTTGCGAAGCGCGAACCTTCCGGGCGGGATACGAATGGTCACATGCTCACGCACCGAGTACCAATCGGGATGGACCGCACCGAACGATTGAGCGATTGCGCCAATCCTGGCGTTCCCAGCCAGCATCTCAGTCCACGCCGGCGTGCAATCAATGAAGACGCCCGCATTTGTTGTCGCGACAGCAGCCGCCGTGTCCAGCGTCAGAGTGTTCCCTGTCTTTGCGATAATTTCACCAACTAGCGCACGCGGCTGAACCTCGTTGTGGTAGTAGTAAAAGTCTACGGTCTGCGGGCTGAACTCGCCCCACGTCGGGACGCCGTCTGCCAAGTAAGCAATCCAAACCTTGCTCGTCGAACGAAGCCAGACGTAAACGTCTCTGTTCTCTGGGTTGTTCGTTGCACGGTACACGGCAGGGTCCGGCAACGCCGCTTCATTGTCAAAGCTGTACGTAGGCCACGTCCCGCCAACCCCTTCGGTGCCGAAAAGCCCGCCGCCCGCCTCGCCGCCCGTGGCGACGCAAACCGTGTCCCCAACATTGAACCCGCTGGCGTCGGCAACGACCAAGTCGTAGCTGCCCGCCGACATGGACCCCGTCGTGGCGCTGTCCTTCAGACCCCAGTCCCGAGGGTCCAGCACCACGTTGTCGAAGTCGCTGTAGTAGCCCCCGGCAGAAGGCTTGAACGTACAGGTCACATCGCGATAGCCAACGCTGGCGTTCGACTCGAACTGAAGCGCGATCTTCCCAGGCCTCGCCTGCGTCCATAGCCGGTCCGACCAGAACGTGGTGCCGTTGAACTTCGCGTAGAACAGGTCACCTTCAGCGCCGACCGTCCACTCATCCGTGAGTGCGAACGTCGTCCCGACAAGATCGGAAAGGACAAGACCCAGCGACGCGGGCTCCAGAACGCCGGCAACCACTGTGTCCGAACCAACATCCTTCAACTGGCTGATGCGGCCAACGTACCGCACGAAGCTCGCATAGAATATATTCCCGCCTTTCGAAACAGTAATCCGAACGGCTGTTTCCCCGTCATAGCGAAGGTAGACGGTGAACCCCTGATACGTCTTCGACATCTTGAACGAGATTTCTTGATCCCGACCAGACGCCTTTGTCACAAAGGCTGTATCGCTCCACGGGTCCGACGATTTGCCCGCAATGTACTTCTGCCCGCTTTCAAGAATGATCTCTTGAACAGGGCTGTCAAAGCCAGTCCACGCATTCGCTGCCAGCGCGCCAACGGACGAGCCCGTCGGGTCAATGCTGTGGACCTTGTCAGCCGTAGCAAGAGGCGCGAGCATCATGCCGTAAGAGCCCCAAACAGTGCGAACTTATCGGTCTCCCCGGTGTTCGCCAGAGTGATGCCACCCCACTGGCCAAGGGACTTCAGCCAGCCCGAATAGGCGTTCAGCGTCGCACCAGCCCCAGCGGCAATCACAAGCTGCCCGGCCCCCTTCTGGACAAGCTCACACTCGAACCAGTCAGGAAGCCCGCTCGGCACCGTAATATTGACCGTGCTGCCATTCGTGAACCAGAGCCGCTTGCCGTGATGGCTGGCCAGGATCGTCAGCGTCGCGTCCGCGACGATGACAGCATACTTGCTGGCAAGCCGGCGATGCTCGTCGGCCATTGAGGACGAAAGCACATAGCTGGTAATACTGGTGGCCATGTTGCCTCGTCAGAGCGTGTTGACTGCTGTGCTGAAGATCGGCATCAACCGCGCATGCCCCGTATCGTTCGGGTGGATGCTATCAAGCCAATTCGCCGGGTACGTTCCGTAGGAAGCATCAATTCCCATCTGCGCATCCGTGTCGAAATCGGCAAGCGCGTCGATGTTCCCCAGGCCGGCTTGCGTCCGCAGGCCCGTGTTGACGATCGCCCGACGGGTGTTGAACGTAGTCGCCCCGCCCTGCGGCAGGACAGTACAAGCGACAACCTTCCACCCAGACGCCCTGCGCGCCGCAATGTACGCCATCAGGTTGGTCAAGTAGCTGGTTGCAGCCGCCGTGTCGTCTGCTCCTGCGTACCCCGCCAGATCGTTCGCCCCGATGAGAACCCCGAGGATGTGCTTGACCGATGTCCCAGGCGGAATGGTCGCATCAACGATGGAAGCACGGGAAACAAGGCTAGCGAGAGAGCTTCCCGAAACACCGTAGTTCAGGCCGTAGTCACCCGCCTGGAACGTGCCGCTGTTATAGAATGTCGTGTCGTTGGTTATGATGCTGTCGCCTTCGGCGCACACCATGCGGCCCGAGGCATAGCTCTGCCCGTCCGCTGCCAGCCTGCTCAGAAGCGCCGGCACAAGAGATGACCTGATCTCCGTATTGGTCAGCGCCCTGTCGTACAGAGCCCAGGCGTTGAACTGCGCCGACGAATTCTGACCGGCGAACATGTTGGCCGTTCCGACCAAGAACGAGCGCACCGACCCAGCGTCTGCCGTGAGGGCCTTCATCTGAAACTTGCTGCCGTCAACAAAGATATCGTAGGTCGTGCCATCATAGCGATGCGTGATGACATGCCACCCGGACCCATTCCTGAAGAACGGACCCCGCTTCTTGGTGTTGTCTCCATTGTAGCATATCGACGCTGTCGTTACGTCGTTGCTCATGAACGTCGCGAAATTCGAGAAGCTTGCCGCATCAGCGAAACTGTTCATGTAGCCGCTATCAGCAGCGCTCGTGCGTCGCACAACCGTTGACAGCGTGAACGCAGACAGGTCCACGGCTGTCGCAAATTGCAGGTATCCGCTGCCACTCGTCGTCAGATCCACAACGCCAGTCGATGGGTTCGTGGTGTAGTCGTCCCCCTGCCTGCCATCGAAGTACATATGACCCGCGAGAGTTTCTCGACCAAGGTCCGAAGCCCCGGCGAAGATGGCCAGATTATCGACCACCAGGTCCCAACCGGTCGTCCCATCCGGGGACCTGACAAAGACGGGAATTGTCGAACCGCCGCATGTGAACGTCTGAGAAAACCTCTGCCACGACGTTGTCGCAGTCTTCGTCCCCATTGTCCCGTTGTAGTCACCAATCCGGAAGTCTTGCGACGATCCGGTGTTGCTCTTCACGTCAGCGGCAATCGTATACGTCTGACCATTGGTCAGCTTGATGTTGTCGATATCGGTTATCGAGCAGTTCCCGGTTCCGACAATCCGCATCGCGCTATTGGTCGCGCCTGTTGGGCCGTCCGCATAGGCCAGCGTCTTTGTGACCGTCGTATAATAATACAGAGCCGGGTTCGCCACATAGGTGGCAAATGAATACAGGTTGGCCGATAGCGCCGTTGACGAGTTTACGCTGTTCTTGATGGCCTTACGGGGTGTTGCCACATAGTCTGACGCATACCAAGCCCCGACAAGATCTTCTGTCGGAAGCCCGCCACTTTGCGTAAACGCGCCCATGCCGCAAAAGTCGAGACCAAAGCTAAGTGTCATGCTTTTATATCGCCTTCTATGAAGACAGCGAGCCGCACCACTACGGCGTGCCCCAATAAGCCCTGGTATCTGCAACCAGTGATGCCCTGTCCCCGACAGAAAGCGCAGACGCCCAAAGAATGACTTCCGAAATTGTCCCGCTAACACCCTCCGACCCGTGGGAGCCTGCGTTATTGCCGACCGTGAACCGAGGCGTTGAACTGGTAAGCGCGGTCGCGGCAAATGAAATCGGGGTTCCAGCCGTTCCGTCCAGCGTCGTGAACCCCTGCGTTGCATTGTAGATCGTAAACGCCGAAAACAGCTGGCCCGAAACAGTTGTCTGCCCGGTGCTATCCGTGCCGTTTCTGATCGTCTTTACGTTATCTGAGTCCCGATAAATGATGATGACATTGCCTGCCGCACCATAGTCAGACCCACCAATTTCCGAATAGCTCAGTATGCGAGAGCCAGCCGTCGTGGACGCAACAACAGATCCCGTGAATTGCGTTTGCGAGGCAAGACCCGAAGCTGTCGTGGACAGGAAGTCCGGCCTGCCAAAATCGAACGCCATCGATGGAAGGGAATTCTTCGTATCCAGCACACCGGCATTCACAATGCGCGGCTGCTTGGTTGTCGTGGCCTGGGTCAGATTGGCCGATGCGACCTGATCGTACCATGTGTCGATGTAGGCGCTATTCGCCCCGACGAAGGTAGCCAGAGACGCCGTATCAAGATCGCTTCCGACAAAGCCAATGTCCTGCGTCGCATTGTCATTGCTGCGGCGCACCTTGATTGCATAGCCGGCATAGGCCGAACGAAGCTTGCGGAGGCTGTACCCGTTAGCAGCCGTAGCAACGCCGCTATCAAGGAACAACCCGGCGCTGCCGCTACCCGCAAACGCACCCATGCCGATGAAGTCAAGACCCATGCTAAGCGTCATAGCCAACTTCCCAGCCATCCCGCCCATTACAATCAGGTCTCGTCGGTCGTCGTGGTCGTGAAGAACACGTTCACACCCATAAGCCGCGCATCCACAGCCATGGTGTCTCCCGCATTTGCCGGATCGCGATAGACCCGGAAGGCGACCAGATCCTCCGCAGCAGGCGTGCCGGCAATCGTGATGGCCGATGTCTTGGCCGACGTGTAGAGCGTGTTGGTCGTGCCGCCCGTGTCGGTTACTTCCTGAGCGGTTCCGTAGGCCGCAGCCATGGTGTCTCCATCGGAAACAGCCACAGCCTGGAGGCCCCAGCGAACGCCAAAGTTCGTTGTCGTGCTGCCATGGCTCCACAAGAACGAGGCGGTAATCGTTCCCTCATTCCACGACTTGGGCATTCGAACCCAGAACTGCGCGTACTCCGCCGTCGTGCTGTCAAAGTCCAGAGACGAGATGTCGGGCTGGTTCGATGCCGTGGCTACCAGCGCGAGAGCCGCACAGCCGCCTGTGTAGCTGGGCCGGATCGCTGCTGCCGGGATATAGAAAGACCGGAGAACCGAGCCGACCCACGTCTTGAACAGATCCGCCCCGACTTCAACGTCATTTCCAAGGCCGTCCGCTGCCGGAAAGCCAAAGGCCGACGTAATCGCTACCGC